ACTCAGACCGGCCTTATGCAGGTCGGGAACCAGATCGAGCGTGGTTTCTGCCAGACCAACTACAACGATCAGGCGAACACTACGGCGATTATCCAGAACGCCCACAACGACACCGACCGGGTGCTGGCCCGTTTGGAGGCAATGGAATCTTCTCGCAAGGATGAAAAAATTGCGGAGCAGGCCGCAGAGATTCAGGCGTACCGGCAGAATGCTGCATTTGGCGCGATGATCTCCGCCAGCGAGGCCACTATTCTGCGCCGCACCGGCGCGGAGTGCCCCACCCCGGCCTATGTGGTTCAGCCTCCCACGCCTGTCAACTTCCCCACCAACTGCTGCGGGCAGTTCAACGGCTGGGGCAATAACGGCTGCGGTTGCAACAGCGGCTGCGGCTGCTGACTGTGATCCAACTTCCCCGGAATAACGGGTGATTATTTCGGGGCGGTGGGCTGTGTGTCTGCCGCCCCTGACTTTTTGAAGGAGTGATTTTATGGCTTGTAAACCTGTATGCAAGCTCTGTGACCATCTGGTCATTTCGGCTGCGGTGACGTTTACTGGCGGAAATCTGGCAATCAATCTTCCCGCCGGGAGCTACAACAGAGGGGAGAAGTATTGTATTGTGGTGGCCCAGTCCGTCCCGGACACAACCACAATCAATGCGCCTGTGGTTGTCACCATCGGCACGGGCACGGAACTGTACCCTCTGACCGGGCGGAACTGTGCGCAACTTACCGCCTGCGCCATCCGCACCAGGACGCGGTATTCTACTGTGGTGTCCACCAGCGGCACTGGGGGCACGTTCAAGCTGCTGGGCAACGCCTGTCCCTGCCCCACCAACAATCTGCCCAGTATCAACGGGACGGCTCCTGCCGCCCCAGGCGCGGCGGGGGCATGAAAGGAGAAAACACCATGAAAAATCTTGAAAATCTGAAGGACAAGCTCTGCGAGGAGCTGGAGGAGTACGCCCGCAAGCAGGACATGGGTGCGGGCGACCTGGAGGTTATCCACAAGCTCACCGACACCATCAAGAACATTGACAAAATCTGCGCCCTGGAGGAGGGCGGAGGCTACAGCCAAGACAGCGGAATGGACTATGGCCGGGGCTCCAGCTACGCCAACCGTGGCAAGCACTATGTCCGGGGCCACTATAGCCGCGACGGCGGGCGTAACGATGGCATGGGCGGTTACAGCTCCCGCCGGGACAGCCGGGGCCGTTATAGTCGGGATGATGGCCGCTCCGAGATGATGGAGCACCTGGAGATGGCTCTCGACAGTGCCAGCGACCAGGACAGGGAGACCATCAAGCGCTTTATGCGCCAGCTGGAGAATGCGTAAGGGGGTGCGGCTATGTCCGCGCCAAACCTCAAAGAGATAGAGTGGGCCATCCAGGAGTTGGAGCAGGAGGAAAGCTCGTTCCCAGTCTATGCCAAGCTGGCAAATCTCTATACGGTTCGCAACGAAATGCTTGGCCCATCCACCACTCAGCCGCAGATTGCGGCATACTCCGAGGCGGCTGGCCATGCCGCCGAAAGGCTGGGCCAGTACGGTGATAGCGATTTCCTGCGAGCCGTGGAAGGGAAGGACCCAACGGAAACGTGGGCTGTCATGGACGAGCTCATGGAAACGCTCCAGGTGGTCAACCGGCGGGCCTACGACAGCGTTATGAGGAAACTGGGGAGGCTGTAAAAAGGTGATGGCAAGGGGGGATTTATCCCCCCTTGCCATTTTTGTAACATATCTTATTCCGTGGATTAAGATATATTACAAAAATGGAACCGCAAAAAAATTAAATGTTCGGCTCGTACTCAATGCGCCTGTCTGGATAAATTATAATTTCCTTGATTAAAATGCGCCAAAATTCGCGCTTATCCTTCTTTTCAAGGCCTTCATATAATGTTTCCCAATTTTCGACCAGCATCTTTTCTGCGCCGCTGAAATCAGGTTTTTCCTGGCTTGCGGCCTCCGCCTCCAAGATTTGTATCTTTTTGGCATACTCTGCCTGGTCGCCTTTATATTCGTCCAGCGTGATCAAGTCGTTAAGGTACAGCTCCTTCAAGCGGCCAAGCTTCGCCCGCAATAAGGCCAGTTCACCCCTGTAATCCCTCGTCTGTCGTGCTTCCCACGCCTTGAGCACCACAATTTTCCGCCGCTCCATCTTGTCTTGGATCGTCTCTTTCAAAAATTCCTCTATTTTCCGCTCCGATATGTTTACGCCGTTTTTGCATTGTCCCGGGTTTTGGTAGTGCCCCTGGCAGTTGTAAAAAAAGGACTCCTGATTGGTGTTGACCCCGCCGCTCATCCTCCTGCCACAGCTTCCGCACACTATCAGCCCAGAGAAAATATAGACCCGATTCTTTTTCGACTTTCTCACAACGCGCCTCCGCATAGACTGGATTTTCTGAAATTGCTCTGTTGATATGTAAGGCGGCGTCATTCCATCCATCCCGTAATAACTGCCGCAATAGCACGTCATATCAAGCATTTTGTGTGCCTTTTGGTAGTTGATCCGAACTCCGTAGTGCTCAAGGATATAATCCTGGGTGTCGGACACAGACCCCGTTGCAAGGAACCGATCAAAAAAGGCGGATACAATCTTCTCGGTTTCCGGGTCCTTGATAAACTGCTTGTCCTTTATCTTGTAACCGTATGGGCAAACACCGGTAAGCGGCTGCAATTTTTGACGCTTCATTTCGTTTATAGCTTTGATTCGCTCTGAAGTTCTGTCCGCCTCATCCTGGGCCACGCTGAGCATGATGTTAATTTTCAGCCGTCCAGAAGCGGTGGAGGTATCATAATCTTCGTGTATGGTGCGCCAGTCTACATGGCAGCGTTCCAAAATTTCCTGAACCTTGTAATACTCTGCAATGTTGCGGAACCAGCGGTCCAGCTTGGTAAACACGATTAGTTCGCCTTTCCCGGCCTGGGCGTCTGCAAGAAGCTTCTGGAGGGCCGGGCGCTTTGTGGCGGGCTTCCGGGCGGATATCCCTGCGTCTATGTAGGTGCCCGCCACCTTATGACCGTTGGCTTTGGCCCACTCCTCCAGGGCGGCGGTCTGGGCCTCGATGGACAGGCCGTGGACGGCTTGTTCTTCGGTGCTGACCTAAACTCGGATGTATAAAAAAACCCGCTTTGCAGTTCTGATTTCTTCCATCCGTTAATCATCCCCTCTCGCGTGGCCCGACGCTTTTAATCATTACGTGGGACTTCGATGTAACCCATAACTTCACGATAATTAGGCAGACTGAGGAACCGTTTCAAATATGGGAGGGCTTGCGGATCACGCCCCATAAAATACTTTTCTGATTTCGACACAAGCCATTCCTCCACAAAGAATCGGCGCAGCTCTCCAATCAGCTCATTGGGATAGGCGCGTGCATTAACAATGCGGCCATCCTCGAATTTGTGGGGATAGGTTGGGTATGTATCGACTGGATGGCCGAGTTGCCGAAGATGTCTTGAGAAAGTGCACCCAAGGGAAATGTCTGGGATCATGCTGGAAGATACAGTATATCCCAGCTGCTCCAGGGGGCCGATCAGAGACAGCGTGACCTCGTTCAGCATAGAAAAATAACCGTATGGAACATTTGGCATATTCACCATGTATCGGCGGAGATGGTACGGCAGAGACGGTTGGCGGATATTTCCGCTCATCCACTCGAATACCCACTTTGAAACGAGTACTGCAAATTTTGGGGAGAGCCACTGGGCAAGGTTGATGGCTACTTGTGGGTGTACCCATGTGCCTTGTAGGTACGGGAGACCACCCCGAATAGATTGCACCAATTCCGATATGGGAATCCCCATATCGGAAGAAAGTTCGCTTAAAAACGCTTTCGTTGTGGAAAGCCGGAGATAATCTCCCATTAACTTCCCGCTTGCCCTGCACATCGCAGTGGCGTTGATGTATCCGTCAGTCACGCGCTGGGAGATTACATCGTTGTCTGCCAGCCGGTCGATGAAACCGGTCTGGAGTTGTAATTGTACGTTTCCCAAATACTGGGCTCCTCTCTTTTTTGGCGTAATACCACATTTACGGTCCAATAATCCGGCACTAATTCAAGTTCATTTCATTTTCTGCGGTTCGCTCAAATGCTGCACGTCTGTTTTGTGTAATATCCCAAGTTGAAGAAGTGAAACAGTTGTACTATAATATGCAACAGGCGGACGATAATACAAAAGGGGATGCAAAAAATGGATGCTAACGAAAGAACCAAAGCTATTGTAGACACGCCCAACTTTTTAAGGCTTGCAAAAGAGTTGTCGAGATTCAAGAATCCGTACAAGGCCGCAGACACAATCCTACTATTCGCCAAAAATAGCGTGGAGGATAGCGCACACTCCGAGTAGAGCTTCGAGCTGACGGTCGGTCAAGTCCACTCCCTCCGGAAGGAACCCCATATCATATATGCCACGTTTGAGGTAGTTCATCAATTTAATATCTTCCTCCCCCGGTGCAGCTTCGGCTGTGTCGGGGGATTTTTTTGCGCTCTGATTATCGTCTAAATCATCTAATTTGCACTCCAAAGCGCTGGCAATAGCGCGTACAGTGTCGAGTGTTGGGCTAGTTGTTATCCCTGCTGTGATTTTGCTCAACGTCCCTTTTGGTATTCCGGACAGGTCACACAGCTCATCTATACTTAATCCCTTTTGCTTGCGAATCTCGTTTATCTTACTCCCGAGGCTCATATAATCACCACCTTAAATATTATTGTACCGTAGCGCGGGCATGCTGTCAAGAACGAAAATTCCAAGGTTGGAAATTTTTATTTCAAAACCATATTGACAAATTCCATCGATGGTGCTATTATAATCTCGTAAATTCCAAAAATGGAAGTTGAGGTGATTTTATGGGTAAAGTTGCTTTCCCGGTTCTGACCGGAGAAATTGCCAAGCGCGGCATAAAGAAGTGTGCGATATCTTCCGCGCTTGGAATTTCCGGTCGGGCGCTTTACAACAAAATGTCTGGCAAAGTTCCATTCACGTGGCCCGAGGTATGCAATATCAATGAGCGATTCTTCCCGGACATGAGCAAGGACGACCTTTTTGCTCCGGCGGGAGAAATCCAGGACAGCGCTTAACTGTTGCCGGTCTTAGCTCTTTGGGCCTGGACACCGGACAAACCAACGCATGAACCGCGTAGACAACAAGCAAAGGGGGTGGGCCGTTGGACATCACAGTTTCCAGAATTGGGAGCCGCGCTTTTCTGAAGCTCGATGGGGCAAGCGTAGAAATCAAGGACTACAAAATTTCAAGCCCCATGCGCGGACGCACGGAGCTTGAAGTAGTCTTTGAATTTGAGGGCGGCGTTACAGAGTTTTCGTCAACAGCCAGTTCAACAAAGCATTTGCAACTGCCCCAGTAATCCAAGAATTGCGCTCCATGACTTCGCGGAATTTGGAGAACAGACCCTTGGACGGCGGAACCTGGTTATTGACCACCATCTCTAGCAGAGCAACGATTTTCTCAAGTTGTTCCTTATCGGCGGATGTGTCGGCGGAAACCGCCTGCTTTAATTCGCTGATGGCGGAATTGTAGTTGATGGTTGCTTGATTGCCGGTTCCAATGACTGACCCATAAGCATTTTGGACATTGAAAACAGGAGCGGACGATTGCTTGGCGGCATTGTACTCCTGTTCGGTTTGGTAAAACGCTTTGAGAAAATGGGGCTTTCCATAAGCAAATTCAGTTTCTGTTTTGGCTACATGGTATTTTTCCCCAGCTGGATTTACCAAGACATCTGATGCTTTGATGTCAGTTCCCGGTCTAAACATTATGAATCCTTTGTCTGGTAGACCAAGTTCGGTGCGTTGTTGCGATTTATCTCTGCAAACTGTGTAATTGATTCCATGTGGCTTTAAGAAATCTTCAAACGGCATAAAGTCACCTCCTTCCTTCCGATCATTTTAGCACAGACCGAAGGTGATGACAATCAAAACGAAAGGAGAAATCAGAATATCTGATAAAAAGAAGCAGGTCCTGGATGTCTTTGAGAAAGCGCTACCCAATATGTCCGATGCGGACATCGAAAAGCTGCTGGCCTTCGGCGAGGGCGTGGCCCTGATGGCTGAGAGGCTGCGGGCCGACCGGCAGCAGTCGAGTGCGTAAAAAAAGCCGCCCGCCCAGGCGGCGGGAGGAGGTGAATACATGACGGAACAGGATATTCGAGATTTCAAACTGTCTCTGCTTGCGTTTGTCAAGCGGGCGTCTGAAAAAGGCGCAACCGCCGAAGAGGTGGAAGCTCTACCGGCGGTTGCAAATGCTCTTACTCATCTAATCGATGTGGTTGGGACTTAGGACCTTTCTTCTCTGGAGAGATCGCGGATTTTTTCAAAGATTTCCTGGTAAAATTCCGCAACATGTTTGCCGCCGTCTTTTGTAGCAGATGTGTTAGAGTTGCTCATTTTTGCAATTGTGATCTCTTTGGCGGCATCAAGTGCATATTTCAATGTGCTTTCCATTTCATCACCCCCTTTCTCCGACCACATTCTACCACAGGCCGGGGAACAGGGCAACAAAAAGCGCCCCCGCTGGTGATGACGCACCAACGAGGGCAGGAGCAGACCTGCGACGACCAGGCCAGCACCGAGGATATTATACCATTTCCTCCTGTTGGCCGCAAGAGCAAAGGAGGAATTTTTATGAAAGTCCATATTGACCTGCCGTGGGGCGGGGTACTGGATATCGAGGCACATCCGATGGAGCCGTACAAGTTCTACAACCTCGTTTGGGGCATTGTGCTGTGCGTGGTGGCGACATCGTTTTTCGCAATCTGGACGTGACTAACCATAAAGAGCCCGACCGCAACAGCGCAAGTCGGACAAGCGGGGCGGCATACCATCAATCGGAGGTGGTTTTGTGGAAAACGAAAACCTGGATGTATTTGACCGAGCCATGCTTTTCCTTGGACAGAAAACGTTCGGCTATAAAGGGATCGAGGCAGAGTTTGCTGTGATCCACGAAGGAAAAGCCGCCAGCGCGGCGGAAGATGCAAAGATTCCAGAGTGAGAGGAGGGATATCTGTGAGCATGGAGGATTACAAGCAGGCCGTCATCAACGAGCCCAGCGACATTATCGCTGAGAAGTTCCTGGCGGAGGCGGACGCGGTGGGTTTCACCGCGTGGCAGTTGGCGGAACTGGCCGGGGTGCGGCGGGAGCTGTGGGCATAAGACAGAGCGAATTATTATATGGAGGGCGCAAATGAAGATTTCAATTGAAACGGCAAAACGGATGATGGATGAAAATGGCGGCTCACTCGACCTGAGCGGCACGGGCATCACGGCGCTGCCGGACAATCTGACCGTGGGCGGGTGGCTCTTCCTGAGCGGCACGGGCATCACGGACGAAGCCGCAGAAAAGGTGAGGCAGTTACATAACGGGGATTACTCCCCAGGACGCTGGATTTATGCTGATGGTATTTTGACACACATAAAAAAGGAAAAACACCTGAACCAATATACGTTTTATGTTGGTCGCATACCGGGCCGAAGTGTCATTTTCGACGGAAAACATTATGCTCATTGTGACACGCTCCGAAATGGGGTTGCTGATCTGCTGTTCAAGGCTGCGAATGATCGCGGTGCAGATCAGTACAATGGTATGTCTCTTGACGCGGAAATGGCCGTCCCGGAAGCGGTGACGATGTACCGCGTGATTACCGGGGCCTGCAAGCAGGGGAGCGAGTCGTTTGTGGCTAGCCTGGGGAAAAAGCTCAAAGAGCGATACACCATTCGGGAGTTGCTGGAGCTTACGAGGGGGCAGTATGGGTCGGAGAATTTTGCGAAGTTTTTTGAGGCATAAAAGGCGCTCGTGTTTAGACACATGGAAAACCCCCGTCGGATGGGCGAACATCCGGCGGGGTAGGACAAGTACTACTCGCAATTAACCTGTCGCCTTGATTTTATCATGGGCACAGGGAGAAATCAAGGAGGAACTATGAAGGGCACATTCAAAATTACTTTGGCCTACTTAAAGGAACTTGGCGCATGCCGTGAAGGTCAGCGTGAGTTCCAGAAAGCGTTCCCGGACGGCGGTGAGTATCAGGAGGCGCTTGACCGCTGCGCAGAGGAAGGCCGGCTCGATTTTGCTGGCTGGCTGTTTTCCCGCGTGGGCCCTACGGAAGATGTCCGCACCTATAGTGAGGATATCGCTGAACCGAATAAAAACATCTTTTTTGCTGGGTGGATTGAGTTTGTTGGTTCGGTTTTCGCAAGGAGCATCAAGGCTGGCGGTAGCATCAAGGCTGGCGATGGGTATTGCGTTTTTGCCGGACTTTGTGTCCCAATGCCGCATTGGGAATCCTTGGCGGTCGTAACCGCCAAATCCAAACCAAACAACTTGGTGTCTGGGTTCTGGAGGCCGTTGGGGGGGGGTAGCAATGAGAAAACAATTTGACGATTTGTTCGCCGCCCTCATGCTTATAGCGGCTGTGGCAGTAATCCTGGCGGGCGGCTGGGTGCTGTCCCATTCCATTGAGCGGGCGAAGGCGGAGCCGACCCCGACGCCCGTGGCGGTCATACACATCGAACTGCCCCAGGCTACCCCCGAGCCGCTTCCTACGCCAACGCCCATGCCCACTGAGGAACTGGATCCCTACAATCCTGCCATCCCGCTAAGTGCGGAGCTTCAAGAGGCACTGCAGGAGGCTTGTGCGGAGTACAGCGTGCCCCTTACACTGGCCCTGGGCTTGATTGAGGTAGAGAGCCGTTTCCGGGTGGACGCGGTCAGCCGGGAGGGGTGCTACGGCTTGTGCCAGCTGAACCCCCGGTTCTTTCCGGACAAGCTTTCCCCGGCAGATAATATCCGGTCTGGTATTGAGCATCTGGGCAATCTCCTGGGGCAGTACGGAGACACAGCGGCGGCACTTTGCGCATACAACGCAGGAAGCGACACCGGGGCAAGAGGTTATGCAAATGCCGTCTTGGAGGCGGCGGAAAGGTGGGCGGACAATGGATAAAGAAACCTATCGAAGCCGAGTGTATACAGACCGCCCCGCATACGCCGACTATGACGCACCGGCAAAATTCCAGGCGATCCAAAGCATCATCGCCAGGAGGCTGAGGGAGCACCCAAACGCCATCTGCTCCTACTCCGGTGGGGCAGACAGCGATATCATGATCGATCTGCTGGAACGTACTATCATGGCGTTCCAGCTCCCGCCCATCAAATACGTGTTCTTTAACACCGGGCTGGAGATGAAGGCCACCAAAGATCATGTAAAGGCCGTTGCCGAGAAATATGGTGTGGAGATCACAGAGGCAAGGCCAAAGGTCAATATTGTTACGGCGGTCAGAGAACACGGCGTCCCGTTTGTCTCTAAGATCATGTCTGCGGGCCTGGAGGGTTGGCAGAGAAAAGGAATTCCGCTTTCTATCGCAGATGAATACGAGCGATCGGAGGACAAGGCGGCAAAGAGGCAGGAGCTGAGGGAGCGATACCCAAAATGTGAAAGTACAATCAACTTTTTGTGCTGTTGCAACACCGCTGGGGAACCGAGGCCAAACATTCAGCTTGTCATAAACTCCTCCAAGTATATGCGGGATTTTATTGGCGAATACCCGCCAGATTTCCGGATCAGCGCCAAGTGCTGTGACTACTGTAAGAAGCAGATAGCCCACCGGGTACAGAAGGGCTACGAGATGGTTATCACAGGAGAGCGCCGGGACGAGGGCGGTATGCGATCGGTTCCACGCAAGGACAACACGGCGCTTTGCTTTGGAGAGACAAACTCCGGGCAGTTTCGGCTGCGTCCGCTGTACTATGTGTCCGATGCAGACAAAGCGTGGTACAAGGAGTATTACGGGATTACATACTCCGATGCGTATGAGGTCTATGGGCTGACGCGCACGGGGTGCTGCGGATGCCCGATCTCCTACAAGGCCGTTGTGGACTTGGAGAAAATCCGACCCTATGAACCCAATGTGGTCAAAGCGGCATGGAATATTTTCGGGAAGAGTTACGAATACCGCGCAAAATACAATCAGTATAAGGAGGAAAGGATGGCAAAAGACTGGAAGAAGAAGCGGGTCAAGTCTTGCCAAATGACGCTGTTCAATGGAGCCGAGGAGGAGCAGGAATGAGCTTCTACACTCTTTACGACAATGCCTGCCGCGCATATTACGTTCGCGAGCCGCCAGCGGAGCCGCCGGACGTGAACTGGCCGGAGCAAGAGGAGCAAGACGATGATTGGTGGCCGGATTGTGAGGAATACGACCAGGGGGGAGGACGAGATGAACGGCATTTTCAATCGTTACAGGAGGGATAAAATTGGCAGTTAAGAAGCCCGCTGAGCTTGATTTCAGCGACAAGAAGTTCATGGCAATTATCAGTGGACAGCCTGGATTGGGCAAGACCACGCTGGCGTTGTCTGCGCCGAAGCCATTCCTGTTTGACACCGACAACGGCGTGGCCCGGATCAAGGCGGAGCACCGCTGCCCTACGTCCACAGTGTCCACCTACGAGGAACTTTTGCAAGACATGACGAGCGAGGAATACCAGGCGGCAGAAACCATCGTTATCGATACTGGCGGCACCCTTGTGCAGCTGATGAAGCCTTGGGCAAAGAAGCAGGACGCTCGGGCAAGCAAAAATGGAATGGCAATGTTCGGCGTTATCAAGCAGGAGTTCGACCGGCTGTGTTATCAAATCCGAAGTCAGGACAAGAAACACCTTGTGGTGGTGTTTCACACCACGGAGCAGGTCAAGGGCGACACCGTCCAGACCCGGCTCTCCTGTGAGGGGTCCGCAAAGGACATTGTATGGACCCCGGCTGATTTCGGAGGGCATATGTTTGTGGAGAACAGATCCCGCATGATTGGGTTCTCCCCCACGGATGAATACTTTGCCAAAGGGTGTTTCGGCATTGCTGGCACGATGCCCGTCCCTGCGCTCCAGTCCGGACAACCCAACCTTTTTCTGACGAACCTTTTCCAAACCGCACAGCAGCGCATTTCCGAGGAAGCGAAGATGTACCAGGGCGAACGGGATACGTACACACTGGCGATGGAGCAGGGGAAAGCGGCCATTGAGACAGTGGCAGATCCGGACACAGCAAAGGCGGCGTCTGATGTGATCGCCGGACTTTCCCACGCTCTCACCAGCAAGCGGGAACTGCGCACGCTGTTCAACAAGCGGCTGAAAGAGCACGGGATTCAGTACAACAAAGATACCGATTGCTTTGAGGAGGTGGAGGCATGATTTACTGGCTGACGCAAAGTTTGTTGTCCTCCTGGATTTATTACTTAAACGCCGAGGAAGACCATTCCGGCGTTGCGTGGGCGTCTTTCGTTTCCGCGCTCCGCCGGGAGGAGAAGGAGCCGACAAAGGCCATGCAGGACGGTACGCGGTTTGAGGACATGGTGAACCGCCTTGTGGCAGGAGAAGCCCTTGAGGACGATGCGCCTCCTAAATGGAGATCCGCTGCCACGCGCTTTGCCAAACGTTGCGCCGGCGGGCTGTCTCAAGTGCCCGTATCCGGTGATCTGACCGTGGCCGGGATGGGCTTCTGCCTCTATGGGGTCTGTGATTACGTCAAGGCGGGGCTCGTTCTGGACATCAAGAAGGTGGTCCGTTATGAGTACGGCAAATACCAGCACAGCCCTCAGCACCCCATGTATCTCCACCTTCTCCCCGAGGCTAAACGGTTTGACTACCTGATTTTTGACGGGGCCAACTGCTATATTGAGACCTATCGCCGGGAGGACTGCAAGCCTATTGAGCAGACGATATCGGAGTTTATCCGATTCCTGGGCGATACCGGCGGGCTGGACATTTACAAGCGATTTTGGGCCATGAACGAGGACCGGTGGCAGAAGCGGAGGGAAGCCATATGAAAAGCCCCATTGACACCGTAAAGGGGCGCATTGTTGGCTATGATGAGCGGACAGGGGACGTGTTGATCCGGGCCAGGTATGAGGACTATTTTACCCTCTGCAAGCGGGAGTACAAGTCCTGCCTGGTGCAGCTGGTGGACAGCCGCCCCCTCTCCGACAGGCAGCGCAAGACCTGTTACGCCCTGCTTCGGGAAATATCCAATTACACCGGCATGGGGGCCGATTCTACAAAAGAATGGATGAAGCTGAAATTCATTGCGGAGGACTTGAACGAGACTGCAGACAAGATATTTAGCCTGAGCAATGCCCCCATGTCCCTGGTGTGCGGCTTTCAGCGGTTCCTGGTACGGTTCACTCTGGATTGGGATATTCCCTGCTCCTTCCCGCTTCTAAACTTCGTGGATGACGTACAGGATTACATCTACGCCTGTCTCATCGCCAGGAAGTGCTGCATTACGGGGCGGCCTGCCCAGCTCCACCACGTGGACCGGGTGGGCATGGGCCGGGATAGGACCGACATCCTCCACGAGGGGCTGGAAGCCCTCCCCCTCTGCCCGGAGATGCATGAGGAGGCCCACACCATGTCAGATCAGGAGTTTTTTGACAAATACCACCTCCACGGCGGGATTGTGCTGGACAGAACGTTATGCCGCATTTGGCACCTGAAAGCGAGGAAGAAAGATGGCTGAATACATTGAACGGGAAGCGCTTTACAAGAAGCTCTTGGAATTTGAAGCACTTGCAAGAGCACGCGTGATCGATACACCTACAAACAGCCCTGCGTATCCGATATACATTGCACAGCTTTTCGAGCGATACGCAATTGGACACATGATTGCCGAATTACCCGCCGCCGACGTTGCCTTGGTGGTGCATGGGCGGTGGATAAAAGGGGTTCCTGTTGGTTTTTCAGGCAAGCCGGATGGCCATAGGTGCAGCGTCTGAGAAACCGTTATTCTTGGGATGCCGCCTCTGTATTGCCAGAGGTGCGGAGCAAAAATGGACAAGGAGGCCACCGATGGAGACTAAATGCTGCGGGACGTGCAAGTGGCACATTCGAGAAACCACCTATGGTGAGTTTGTCTGTGACAACAGCGAAAGCGATGTTTACTCTGATTGGACGGACTATGACCACTGCTGCGAGGAATGGGAGGAGCGATTTAATAATGGCAACATTTAATATAACCGTCAACCTGGATTGGTTGGACGAGGAAGAAAACCTTGATGGACGACTGAGAGACGAAATTCTTTCAGGCATCGTTGATAAGGTTGGGAAAAACATTACAAACTCTTTAGAGGGCGAAGCGAGAAAGCTTTTGGAGCAAAAAATGTCCTCTCTTGAAACAGAGATTGGTGAAAAACTCAACACTATGATGCAGGAGTTTTTTGAAACGCCGAAAGACATCACCGATGAATGGGGAGACGTTGTAAAGCGTGGCGTAACCATTCGAGAACAATTAAAGAAGTCCTGCTCTCAATATCTGGACCAAAAAGTGGATAGCTCTGGCAGACCCGCTTCTGGTTATAGCTCTTGCAAAACGCGCCTGGAATATATTCTCGACAAAGCTGTAAATCATGACATGGAATTTGCAATCAAAAAGGTTACTACGGAAGTTACGGATGAAATAAAGAAAAAAATTACGGAGGAAGTGAAAAAGCAAATTGGAGACAAGCTCGCCGACGTGATTGGCCTTGATTCTGTGATGGGAGTGAAAAAATAATGAACCCAATCTACAAACCGAAGGGCGCGGCGGCGGAGTACGGGGACTATGCCGTGAACATCTACACCGGCTGTCCTCACCGCTGCTACTACTGTTTCGCGCCCCAGGTCCTGCACCGGGACCGGGAAGCGTTTCATTCCTGCGTGGAGCCGCGCAAGGATATTGTGCGGGAACTGCGGCGGCAGTTGGAGCGGGAGCAGATTACCGGGAAGCTGGTCCACCTGTGCTTTACCTGTGACCCCTATCCCACCGGCTACGACACGACCGCCACGCGTGAGGTTATCAAGGTTCTGAAGGAATACGGCAACCATGTCCAGATTTTGACCAAAGGGGACGGAAGCAGGGACTTTGACCTGCTGGACAGCGAGGATTGGTATGGCGTGACGCTTTCTTGCGGGTGCATACAATCAACAAAATTAGAGCCGGGTGCTATCACCACAGATTTGCGGGTTAAGTCTTTGGAGGACGCAAAGAATCTCGGCATTCAAACTTGGATTTCTTTTGAGCCGGTGCTTAATGCGGAAGATGTTTTGGACTGTATTGTTGGTGTCTGCAGCTTTGTGGATAAGGTGAAAATCGGCAAGCTGAATTACCACCCGTTAGATATCAACTGGGCGCAGTTTGGCCGGGAGGCGGAGGCCCTGTGTAAGAGCCTTGGCCTGGACTACTACATCAAGGACAGCTTGCGGGCGGAAATGGAGAAGGTATGAAGTTTAACTTTGAAAGATTTATGAGCAAAACAGGGGGCTTCAGCATTTATGCAAAATGGGACAGTGATCTGCTTAAGACCCTTGACCTTTCTGGATGCTCACGCCCTACATATGATTATCGCTCCCACATTTTTTCGCTTTATATTCCAAGAGTTCCGTCCAAAACAGGGAGATATAGGGCTGGGCCGTGTGTTAAGATCGTTTGCCAGAACGAAGGAGAAATCCAGATTGTGGTAGATAAAAAAATGAGGCCTGAAGATATTGCCGTTGCGGTTGAAAAGGTAGTTTGGTTTCTTTCTGTCATGGCTGATGCGGGATATGTGACCATTATGGAAGAACAGGAGGTTCATTGATGGACTGGACACCCCTTGACATCACGATCCCCGCTGACCGCGAGGCGGTGGCTCTGGCCCTTTGCCGGGCCGGGTACACCGTCCGCCAGAGACGGCGGAAGGACGGCAACAAGACTGTGATTTATATCGAATACAAGAGGGAGTAGAAAATGGAAGATTTTAATGTAAAGCTTCGAAAATGTCCGTTCTGTCGTACCGGAACAGGTCATGTGCGTCTTTACAAAAACGGATATCGAATTTTGTGTAAAGAATGCGGTGCCGGTGGCCCAATTCGCTATATTCAGACATGGCACGATAGCAAATTTGTCGCGCAATGTCAGGCGGCGAAAGCATGGAACAGGAGGGGATGAAATGCTTAACCACATTGTAATTATGGGCCGCTTGGCCCGTGATCCTGAACTGCGCCACACCCAGAGCGGCACCGCCGTGGCCAGCTTTACACTGGCAGCGGACCGGGATTTCAAGGACAAGAACACCGGCGAGCGTGCCACCGACTGGATCGACGTGGTGGCGTGGCGGCAGACCGGTGAATTTGTGAGCCGCTACTTCACAAAGGGCCGTATGGCCGCGGTGGAGGGCCGCTTGCAGATTAGGGACTGGACCGACAAGGATGGCAACAAGCGCCGCTCCGCCGAGGTGGTGGCCGACAGTGTCTACTTTGGCGATTCCAAGCGGGACGGCGACAGTTCCAACACCTCCAGGGGCTGTCAGGCCCCAGCGGATTATGGGGTGCCGTCTGGTGGGGATGCGTTTTCGGAGCTGGCGGATGACGATGGTGATTTGCCATTTTGATGGGGGGTAGTATGAAAAAAATAAAATGCGATGTTCTTCTTTTTGAAAAGGAAAACATCTTTGACATTGAGGAACTTGACGGCACTATACGCCTTGAAGGGCTGAATGAAGATGAACTTGAGATAGTTTTACGTATTGTGGATAGGAGTTCTTGTGTCAATATGGTCTGCTTTCCTTATCTCGAAAGCGAGTAAAGCGGTGCAGATATGACCTACATAGACTATCTGAACGATTTCAACCAATGGCTCGAAACCAACGCTTTGCCAGCGTCCTCACAATTGATGTTCTACAAATTATTGTATGTCTTCAATAGAGCGGGTTGGCCGGAGTACGTAGGAGTAGATAACTTGCGGTTGATGCTCATGACAGATACGAAGTCCGAAAAAACGGTCATTCGAGCGCGGGACAAGCTGGTGGAGGCCGGATTTATCACCTACAAAAAAGGGCGCAAGGGAACACCGAATCAGTACGCCCTTTGCAAAAAACACTGTAGTAATTACAGTATATCCGACAGTATTTCCGCCAGTATATCCGCCAGTATATCCGACAGCCATATAAAGACAAAGACTAAGACTAAGAAACTCTCTCCTAACGGAGAGAGTGGGCGCGCGCGAAGCCCGCGCTTCACCCCGCCCACGCTGGAGGAAGTGGCTGCTTATGTCCGGGAGCGGGGGAGCGGCGTAGACCCGCAGGGGTTTATCGACTTCTACGCTTCGAAGGGCTGGCTCGTAGGAAAGGCTCCAATGAAAGACTGGAAAGCGGCTTGCCGAAATGCCGAAAAGTGGGAGCGTTGGAGCAAACCCATGCAAAGCGGAGGGCGAAAGCCGGACTTCCAGCCGGACGCGGCCCGCATTCAAAAAAACAACGACTGGCTGGACGAGTTTTTGAAAGAGCAGGAGGGAGGAGGGTGACGTTTACGATCCAATACCCCGTCGGCAAGAAAGCGAAATCAAACTTTTGCCGCCGCTTTGGGCTGAACGCCTACTACGCTGGGAAGCCGTGGCAGGTGCGCAAGCGGGACGCCAACGAGCTGCATCTCATGGCGATTTCAGCCATGCGCAGGGCAAAGATACCGAAAAAGCTGTTTGAGCGTCCCGTGAAAGTAAAATTCTACTGGGACGATGGCCTGGACGTGGACAACCATGCCGTTATTGGCAAGTGCTTGGTAGACGCCATGAAGGGCTATGTACTCCATGATGACCGGCGAAAATGGCTTAAGGGGGTATCTCACGAGATGTGGGACGGCGGGTGCATCCGGGTGGAAATTTTGGAGCTGGACGGGGAGGAGGTGGTTTAGGTGGAACATTTAGGAGACATTATGAAGCTGAACGGGTACGAGCTGCCCGGCGTGGATGTAGTCATTGGTGGTTCACCGTGTTTGCCAAGACCTGTCTGTGGCAGGGAAACGGGCGGGCCTCGCCGGGGAGCGGAGCGGCGTGTTTATGGAACAAATCAGAATCATTAAGGAAATGAGGGAGGCAGATGCAGGTCGAGGCAGAACAGGTGAGTTTATTCGGCCCCGATTCATGGTGTGGGAAAATGTTGTCGGAGCCTTTAGCTCAAACAAAGGAGAAGACTTCAAAGCGGTCCTCGAAGAGACAATCAGAATCGCGGATCCAGACGCGCCCGACGTTCCACTACCTACAAAAGGAAAGTGGCCTCTGGCTGACTGCTGGTATGGAGACGGATGGTCTATCTCCTACCGAGTTCTCGACGCACAGTTTTGGGGAGTGCCCCAGCGTCGCCGTCGTATCGCGCTTGTCGCAGATTTTGGAGGACACGCCGCACCCGAAATACTATTTATCCGCAAAAGCGTGTGCGGGGATACTGCGGAGAGCAGAGCGGCGGGGGAAGAAGCTGCCGCCGGAGCTGGAGGCGGCGCTGCTGGCACAGTGTGGCGTCTGCAAGGAAAAGCCGGAGACCGGGAAGCGAAAATGAACGGTCTTGGCATACCAAAAGAACCAATGTTCACGATGAACACGATTGACCACCATGCGGTCTGTGCTGGGTTCAAGCCTCATGCGGGCGCAAGTGCGGGAAGTATCGGGTATGAGGAAGAAAAAGCGCCGACGATTGACACTGGGAAACCGATGGCAGTTTTTCGGAGTGGAACAGATTACTTGACCGGCTGGGACAATCAGGAAAAGCGGGTATTCTCAACGCGAGGCGTAACGCCAACCCTTGCAGGGAGTGACGGAGGCGGTGGCCGAACGGTGTGCGGGTATATATACGATGCCAGAGGGAACGGAGACGGAAAAACCGGTGACCACCAGAGCCGGGTCACGGACTACACGGCAATTGTTATGCGCCAGCACACTTTTGGAGAATACCGGGAGGGTGTGGGAACGCTGACCGCACACAATGGGACGCGCCATGCCTCGGAAACGCTTGTGGTAGGCGGACAGGTACGCCGCCTCACGCCCCTGGAATGTGAACGCCTACAAGGGTACCCGGACGGGTGGACAGACATAGGGCCGTGGACGGACAGCGCCGGGAAGCTCCACAAGGAAAGCAGCGACGGCGCCAGGTATAAGGCCCTGGGAAATTCTATCGCATTACCGCCGTGGGCGTGGGTGCTGAAACGGCTGTGCGCCTGTTACGAGCGGGACGCCACGATGGCGAGCCTCTTTGACGGTATCGGCGGGTTCCCGCTGATCTGGGAGCGGCTGAACGGGTCGGGGTCCTGTCTGTGGGCCAGCGAGATTGAAGAATTTCCAATTGCGGTGACAAAATATCATTTGGGGGGTTGAATTATGACCAGAGAAGAAGCGATCAAACATTTTGAATCCTACATAGGGAACGAATGCTATACGCATTCCCACCAGGAGGCGTGCCGGTTGGCTGTTGCCGCACTCCGCGCCCAGCAGGCCCCCGCCAAGCTGGACAGGAGCCGGTGGGAGGGGTGCAGGTTTTGCGGCGACGAGGAGGTGGTGGAATTTCTCCTCGGCAAGAAAGAAAGCTACTGCCCGTTCTGCGACCGCCCCCTCACCAAGGAAGCCGAGGCGGCGCTGAAAAAGAGGGAGGAGGCAGACAATGAGACTGATTGATGCGGATTCACTGTTTGAAGAACTATTTCGTGCATGGGGAACCGAGATAGATGCTGGACCAGCCAATGACTTTATGGCGATGATAAATAATGCTCCGACCATCACCCCGCCGCCTAACGACCCCCTGACCCTGGAGAAGCTGCGGGGGATGGACTTGATGGATTGGGTTTGGGTTGAAATATTAAAGCCAAGCCGCTTCCGGAGAACGAAGTCCGGATATTACTGTAAATTTGATGATTATACTAGTGGTGAAGCGTTTTGCTGCGGATGGCCTGGGACTATTTTTGCATTAGATTATTATGATTTTGGAGACGCTTGGCTTGCCTACCGTTGCAAGCCGAAGGAGGACTGACATGGATTACAAAGAGCTGATTGAGCGTCTAAGAGTTTACGACTATTGGGCGGGGGAATCCGACATTAACAGCCATCCGTTGATTTGCGACGAAGCCGCCGCTGCCATCGAAACCCTCCTTGCGGAGCGGGATGCGGCGGTGGAGGACTTGAAAGGGAGGTGCGGAGTTTGCAAGCACAGGAGAGTGTGCCTGTTTGATGAGCAGCACAGAATTGGTTGTGCGGTCAGCAACAGAGGGCACTGGCAATGGCGCGGCCCGCAGAAAGGAGGCCGGTGTGATTAAGCCTGAAAACCCATACACCAAATATTTGCAAAACGACAGAAACGGCAAAAAAATATCCGTTTTGTGGTCTGCGTTTGAGGGTGATTGGGCGGACCTGACCATTCCGCAGATCGCGGATGTTCTGAACGTTGCCCCGAGCTACATATCAGAGTGTATTTACAGGATAAAAAGAGACACAGGGTACATCGTCCCGTACGTCAAGAGAAAGGCCGGGCGGAAACAGAATGAATAAACGGCATTACCCCTGGTGGGGCCACGTGAAGGCCATCATACGGGCTTACCCGGGGCAGATAGGTAAAGACCTGTCCCGCGTGGAAATGATGAACTACGAGGCCGTAAAAGCCGCCATAGACGCCACGCGGCGCATGGAGAACGGTGAGGCTCGGATGAAGGTTGTTCGGCTTGTACACCTGGAGAGGACGCACACGGTGGAAGGAGCGGCGCTGACGGTGCCATGCGACAGGGCGACGGCGGCAAGGTGGCAACGGAGGTTTTTTGAGGAAGTGGCCCGAAACCGAGATTTCCTCGATTGAAAGTTGCGACTTTTTGACCCTGTTTTTATGCTACGATAGGAGCACGGGCGGCGCCGGGATAGTCCGTCCCGCCCGTTAAGCCGGGCCACGCCGTCACCGGATAACGGCCCCAGCGTCCTGTGATTTGGACGGTCACAGGCACCCGTCAGCCATGCGGGACAGAATGGGGTAAATCCCAGATTGGAGGTGCAGTAGCCAATGTTGAATATGGTGTTGCTTATCTGCTGTTCCTCGCCGCACTATGTCATCCTGACCCCGTTGACAGGCGGCAAAAACCTGACCCGCCCCGAGGCTAAAAGTATCGGGGGAAGCCGGGCCGGCCGTGACACCCGTTTGCCGTGGTATACATCGGGATTCAAGTAACCGCGGCCATGGGGTCAGATAAATCAAAATCACTCTCAAATTGTAATCGCCCCGCTGTGAATGGCGGCGGGGCGCATATGGGACGCGCACGACGTTGTTAAGGGTGGCCACCTAGTAGGGAGTGCGCAACGCTGGAGAGGTCGAGAGGGAGAGTATCCAGCATATGGAGCACCTGGTGTAATGGCAGCACGCCTGGTTTGGGACTAGGAAGCACGGTTCAAATCCGGGGTGTTCCACCAGATGGGAGCGGTCTGCGTAGATAAGTTTGGGGTAGACTGTGGCTGTGAGCAGAAATTGGGTTTTAGCAGTCAAAATGTGCGGTGGCGGAATAGACACCTTCGGGTGGTGAAAACTGCGCAACTGATTTGCCGGGTGTGCCTGTTGACACAACGGACTGTTGCGTGGCGAGAGTAGACGCTATGGGAGATTGGGAAGGCAAGCGAGGAAGTATCTTTGCAAAGGGGGGCTTGCCATGCAGGGTGCAAATCCCTGCCCGCACACATATGCAGCCATCGGGTGCATGAGCCGGATGGCTGCCCCACAAGAGGAAACGCATGAGCGGGGTATGTTCCCGCCGCCTCTCCAATCAAAATCTGAAAGGAGCCTCTTACATGAACGAGCTGAAAGTTTTCAATTTCAACCAAGTGGACGTGGTGGACAGCCGGGAAGTGGCTGTGCTGGTCGAAAAACGCCACAACGATTTGCTCCGTGATATTCGCGGGTATATCGAAATCATGGAAAAATCAGGAGAGCGCAAAATTGCGCACTCCGATTTCTTCATCAAGTCCAGCTACCAGAGCGAGCAAAACAAGGAAATGCCCTGCTACCTCCTGACGAAAAAGGGCTGTGACATGGTGGCGAACAAGATGACCGGGGAGAAGGGCGTACTGTTCACCGCCGCCTATGTCACCGCCTTTGAGAAAATGCGGGAGAAGGTGGAGCAGGGGCTTCCCAAGGATTATCCGTCCGCTCTCCGTGCGCTGGCGGACGCGGCGGAAAAGCAAATGAAGCTGGAGGCGGAAAACGCCATCCAACGTCAGGCCATCGCCGACTTCCAACCCATCAAGCAGTATGTGGACACCATCCTTTCCAGCACAAGGACGATGACCACAACGCAGATCGCCGCCGACTACGATATGACGGCCAGACGGCTGAACCAGATACTCCACGAGGAGGGCATTCAGCACAAGGTTAATGGTCAATGGATTCTATACAAAAAACACATGGGGAAGGGTTACACCAAGTCCAAAACCATCTCCATCACCCGGTCGGACGGACAGCCTGATACCGTGCTCAACACCGAATGGGGGCAGAAAGGGCGGATGCTCATTCACGAGCTCCTGACAAGGCGCGGGATTATGGCCGCGATGGATAAGACCGCATAAGTATGCGGCGCGGGGACTGCGATAGTGCCAATACGGACCATTAGCTCGAAGGTCGAGCAACCGGAATAACAAAGTGACTGGATGGACCAGGTTCGATTCCTGGATGGGCCACCACGGTTATCAAGGCCGTCCCTGCAATGCAAGAGCGAGGTGTGGATGTGGAGAGGCGACGCAGACCAACACGAGGACAGTGCTGCAATATTGGATACGAACAGACTGGTAAGAGGCGCGTCTAGGCGTTGAGTAGCAGACAGCCGAGCGGGTTTTATGATAATTCGGCCTTGATGATTGTGAGATTTACCGCTATGCGGTGGAGATAACAAACCGAGAATTGGAACGGCGGAGTTCGATGACTGATCGTATCCGTCGCCACCGTGTGGGTGAAGTCTCCAGCAAGTACGGCTACCAGCCCGAATTGTTTGAGCGTGACCTGGAGCAGCACACAGCTGAGAGCGAAGCACTGTGGCAGGATTTCCGGGCCTGGATGATAGAGCGCAAAATCGATCCTGAGAGGTTGCGATATCTGTTTCTGCGGCTCTGGGAGGAGTTTTTGAAATGATCGTTTGTGTGGTCGTGTTTCTTGCGTCAGCCACAATAGTTTTTCTCCCGTATATCATTCATGACAAGATACGGCGGAAACAGATTAAACAACAAACAGAACCTGAACCGTTTATTGTTTCTGAATATTACGACCGGATGGAGCAAGCCGCCCTTGACATTCTGGAGGCTCAGGAACCAGTTGACCAAACAATAATTCTCTGGTGGGGCCTGGATGGACTGCGGCTGAACGAGGATGGCGCGACAGAGTGGATTAGCCGAAAGAAATCAGAGCCAGTCTCAACCAGCGTGCTTTATCAGCCATGCCAGTCGATAACGCCGCCGCCGCAATACAATATAGGCCAGAGCACACAGGCGAAAATCGACGCTTTGATGGCGCAAAATATGCAGTTGCAAGTTCAAGCGTGGCAAGCCGAGCAAAACAGGCAAATGATAAACGCACTGCAACGCTATGTTGTGCAGTGGCCTGGATATTACGCGAAACTGACGGATTGCTGTTGCAATCAAACGCGAGATAGATTTTGACTGAGAGGTGGTGGTTGTGGCATTAACACCGAAACAGAAGCGATTTGTGGCGGAATACCTGATAGACCTAAATGCCACTGCCGCCGCCCGAAGGGCTGGGTATAGCGCAAAAACAGCCGATAGGATCGGCCCGGAATTACTTGGGAAAACTTGTGTTTCGGAAGCAATCCAACAGGCAATTCAAGAGCGTGAGAAGCGAACAGAGATTACCCAAGACATGGTTTTGCGGGAAACTGCGAAACTGGCCTTTTTCGATATTCGGAAGATGTTCGACAAGAACGGGAAGCCGCTGGATATCTCGGAGCTGGATGCAGATACCGCCGCCGCCCTTGTTGGGCTGGATGTTCAGGACATAGCTGACCCGGACGGCGACTATGTGGGATATGTCAAAAAATATAAAATGGCGGATAAGGTTAAAGCTTTGGAGCTGCTCGGCAAACATTTTGGCACTTGGGAGCCGAAAGATGACGGGCCGAAGGACGAAACTGCCGAGGACGGCCTGAGCCGCAGCCTGAGAGAATTGGGAGAGGAGTTGGAGAGCGATGAATGATTTATCGAAACCTTGCGAAATATACTGCAAAGACCCAATGGATTATATCCGAGTTGCCCTTGCTATTGAGACACTTTCATACCACAACAAAAATTACCTATGGACAGGTGATGATGGAGAGCGTAGTGAAATTATTCAGTCTCTACTTGTTGAGGCGTTAAGGCAAAAATGATTTCCGAAAAGCAAAAGAAAATCCTCGCCTTCCCATACTCCAAATACGACGCCTTGATCTGCGACGGCGCGGTGCGCTCCGGCAAGACCTCCATCATGGTGGTGGCCTTCATCGACTGGGCCATGCGGGAGTTTTCCGTCCAGCGGTTCGGAATCTGCGGCAAGACGGTCAAGAGCGCCACAGAGAACATGATAACGCCGTACATATCCATGTACTACGCAAAGAAGCGATACACGCTCCGATGGAGAAGTTCTAAGCAAATCTTAGAGGTTCGCCGTGGCCGGAAAGTCAATTTTTTTGAGGTGTTCGGAGGGCGGGACGAGAGCAGCTTTGCCCTGATTCAGGGTCGGACGCTGGCGGGGGTTCTGCTGGACGAAGTGGTGCTGATGCCTGAGAGCTTTGTCAATCAGGCGCTGGCCAGGTGCAGCGTGGAGGGGTCGCGGGCGTGGTTCTCCTGCAATCCGGACCACCCGAAACACTGGTTCAAGGAAAACTGGATTGATAAGCGGGAAGAACACAACGCGCTTTATCTCCACTTCGAGATGACTGACAATCCCAGCTTAAGCGGAAAAAAGCTGGCGTGGTATCAGTCAACATATACTGGCGTGTTCTATGACCGATATGTGCGAGGCTTGTGGGTAGCGGCTGATGGACTTGTTTATCAGTGCTTCGCCAATAACACCGACGAATTTCTGATTGACACTCCGCTGAAATGGTGTGAGGAGAACCGCCAGCGCATGACTACCGTCATAATCGGCGTGGACTTCGGCGGCACTGGTTCCGCCAACAAGTTCCAAGCCACGGGCATTACCAACCGTGGCACGGTGCTTGCACTGGATGAGGAATACATCAAGCGGGAGATTGACCCGGACGCATTGAATCGAGAGTTTTCAACGTTTGTTCAACGGGTGTCCGCAGTCTATGGAGATTCCGTGACCCGCGCCGACAGCGCGGAGCAAATCCTGATTCGAGGGTTTCGGCACACGGTGGAGAGAGATCGGCTGCGCACTACGGTTAAGAACGCTATCAAAATGGAGATCAACGACCGCATCCGACTGGTGCTGCTGCTGATGGTGCAGAAGCGGCTATATATATCTCGGAAGTGTGAGCACCTGATCGATGCGCTCCAGACTGCCGTCTATGACCCCAAGAGCTATGAGGACAAGCGGCTGGACGATGGGACAAGCGATATTGATAGCCTGGATGCGTTCGAGTACACTTTGGAACCTTGGTACAAGCAGCTTATCAGGGCTGTAGACGAAAAGCCATACACCCCGCTGTGGGGGGTAGCAGATAGGAGGATGGGAGATGGAATGGTTTTGCGTAGATGATCTCTTGCCAGAAGATTGTACCCTTTGCAATTTCCATACAGATTCAACTCTAACATTTACAACGGTTATAGTAATGAGTACGTACGGGAAAATAGAGCTAAGAAATAGGATGAAGGTCGATAAGTGCGGCAATACATTTCTTGATGAATATGCAACTGACGGATGGGAATGGAGCCATGGGACAATAAAACCTAAATATTGGTTCCCGATTCCGCATAACAAGCAGTTGCTTTTGGATAAGCGCGACCAGATGATAGACCCGCCGCAATAACGCCACCGTTTGGAGAAAAGGGGAATATCACATGAACGAAATGATAATTTTTGAGAACGAGCAATTTGGGGCTGTCCGCGTTATCGAGCAGGACGGCGAGCCGTGGTTTGTGGCGGCGGATGTGTGTCGGGCGCTGGAGCTGGAGGACGTGAACAAGGCAATCTCCCGGCTGGACGATGACGAGGGTGCCCGAATTGAAATCCCCCACCCCCAGAATCCCGAAAAGCGCATGATGGTCAATGCCGTCAACGAACCCGGCCTTTACTCCCTGGTACTGGGGAGCCGCAAGCCGGAGGCGAAAGTCTTTAAACGGTGGATTACCCACGATGTCATTCCGGCAATCCGTAAGACGGGCGGTTACATCCACGGGGCGGATTCCATGACCCCGGATGAATTGATGGCAAAAGCGCTTTTGGTGGCGCAGAAAACCATCGAGAATCAAAAGCTGCGCCTGTCCACGCTGACCGTCCAGAACCAGATCATGAAGCCCAAAGCGGACTACTTCGACGATTTGGTTGACCGCAACCTGCTGACCAACTTCCGGGACACGGCGAAACAGCTCCATACAAAACAAGGCGGCTTCGTTTCGTTCCTGCTGGAGAAAAAGTACATATACCGCGATCAATCCGGGAAACTGTTGCCTCATCAGCGGTATGTGGACGATGGCCTGTTCGAGCTGAAAGAGTGCTTCAATGACAAATCCGGCTGGAAGGGTACGCAGACGCTGATTACGCCGAAAGGCCGGGAGACGTTCCGGCTGCTGTTTGCGGGGATTGCATAAGCGAATTCACAAGGAGATGAGGGAATGAAAGAATACAATAATCCGTATTGGGAGCCGGTGTTTTGCGAAATTTCTCCTATACTTTCAAAAATTTACTTCAAAAGCAAAAATGCACACGTCAAAAAGTTTGTGGCTTTTTTGATTTTTAAAAAGTTGGATTTCATGGAGAATGGATTTTGAAACAGGAGGTGAGCCGCCGAATTGAACATCCTGGAGAAACTGAAAGAAAAGGGCTATGACACTATCCCCGCTGAATTCTACGGTCAGATTGACGTCTGGAAGTCCTGGTACGATGGCAACGTCCGGGGATTCCACGATTATCGGGTGTTCAACGGCCAAAAGACTGTCCAATGCCGCCGTTACACCATGGGCATGGGGAAGAAGGTGGCAGAGGACTGGGCGAACCTCCTGATGAACGAGAAGGTGAAGATCACACTGGAGGGTCAGCGGGAGCAGGAGTTCTTCGATTCCGTCTGCAAAGCCAATAACTTTTTTGTCAAAGCCAATGAGATGCAGGAGATGAAATCCGGTTTGGGCACGGTTGCCTACGTCCCCCGCGTGACAAATGTGCAGTTTGGCGGATTTATTGGGAAAATCGGTCGATTGCTTGGCGTTGGAAAGGCCGCAATAAAAATTGATTATGTAACAGCACAGAATATCTTTCCGCTGTCCTGGGAGAACGGACAGGTCTATGAGTGCGCGTTTACCAGCAGCGTAGTGGCCAAAGGGGAAAAGTATCTCTATTTGCAGATTCACAGAGTTGGGGGCGATGGGAATTACATAATTGAAAACTCCCTGTTTCGTGATAATAACGGAGGACTTTCCAAAGTCAGCATCCGCACCATTCCTCGGTTTGAAAAAGTTGCGCCGGTTGTGTATACGGGCTCTCCAGAGCGGCAATTTGTCATTGACCGCCTGAATATTGCCAACAACTATGATTATACGCTCCCGATGGGCATTCCGGCTTACGCAAACGCCATTGACCAGATCAAGGGCGTGGATATTGCCTATGACAGCTACGTGAATGAGTTTGTCCTCGGAAAAAAACGCGTCATGATTCAGCCGGGGGCCACCAAAACAATTGAGGGAGACTCTGTATTCGATCCCAATGACGTGACCTTCTATGTGCTGCCGGAGGACGTCAAAGACGGGAACCTAATCACACCCATTGATATGGCCCTTCGAACCCAGGAGCATAACGCGGGCTTGCAGGATATGCTCAATGCCCTCTCAAGTCGGTGCGGCTTCGGTGAGAACCACTACCGCTTCGACAACGGCAGCATTGCCACGGCCACCCAGGTCATCAGTGAAAATTCTACCATGTTCCGAACCATCAAGAAGCATGAAAACATTCTGGGCAGTTGCCTGGAGGAACTGGCCCGCATAATCCTGCGGCTTGGCAATTCAGTGCTGCATATGGGCCTGAAGGAGGACGTGGAAATCTCCATTGACTTCGATGATTCGATTATCGAGGACAAGCAGTCCGATTTCTCTCGGGATATTCAGCTGTTAGACGCAGGGATTATGAACGCTTGGGAGTTCCGGGCAAAATGGATGAATGAGGATGGGGAAACTGCAAAAGCGGCGCTTCCTGGTATGGAGGACTTGACGGATGAGCGGCAGGAGGAAATTGAGTAATGCCTCGATACCCCTTCACACCGCAGATCTTGGACGCTCTCCCGGAAGAACTGGCGGAGCTGTTCCGTGGCCTGGAGCTGAAGCTGCTGGACGAAATTTGCAGTAGGCTCGAAATATCGGGGCAACTAAATGAAGTGACAATTTCTGATATCCGCGCCCTCCGGGCCCTGGGGATCGACCTGGAGGACATCAAGAAAGCCATCGCCAGCACCACCAGTACCGGGGCGGAGAAGCTGGACAAACTTTTGGACGATGTTGTGGCCCGCAATCAGAAATACTACACCGATATGGTGGACCTGGCCCAGGTGACCGCTCCCGAACGGATGGTGGAGCAGGAGGATGTTTGGGCCATCTACGAGCAGACTCGTGGCCAGTACAGGAATCTGACCCAGTCCATGGGGTTCCTGGTCCGGCAAGGGCGGCACAGGGTCATGCTGCCGCCCGCTAGGGCCTACCAGTGGGCGCTGGACAGTGCGGCGATGCAGGTACAGTCTGGGGCGATCTCCTACAATCAGGCCATCGCCGAGGCCGTGAAGCAGCTGGCCGACAGCGGACTTTGCGTAGCCTATGACAAGAATGGAAATCCGCTGAAAAACCGCGTGGCCTATGAAAGCGGTCACATTGATCATCTGGACGTTGCTGTGCGGAGAGCAATTCAAACAGGGGTAGTGCAGCTTAGCGCCAAATATAGGGAACAATCCGTTGATTACCTGGAAACTGACCTTGTGGAAACCACTGCACACACTGGGGCACGAGACACAGGAACGGGCCCTGCCAATCACAAAAGCTGGCAGGGGCGGGTTTTCCGTTGGAGCGAGAAGCCTCGAGCCTCTAAGGGGAACTATCCTGATTTTGTAAGAACGACAGGATATGGAACGGGCGAGGGCCTTTGCGGATGGAATTGCCGGCACAATTTTTATCCGTATATAGAAGGAATTTCTGAACGCACCTACACTGATCAGGAGCTTGCAAATATTGACCCGCCTCCTATTGAGTTTGAGGGACGTAAATACTCGGCATATGAAGCCACCCAAATGCAGAGACGCATAGAGGCCACCATCCGCAAGCAAAAGCGTTTGAAAACCGCCTACGAGGCTGCAGGGCTGACCGATAAGGCCACCGCCGCCAACATCCGCCTGCGCCGCCTGAATGAGAAGTACCGGGCGTTCAGCAAGGCGGCGGGCCTGCCGGAGCAGCGGGAGAGGATGAAAGTCTCCTATGTGGATGATGCGTCCACGAAAAAGGCGGCGGAATTGCTTGAAAAACGCGCAGAATCTGGTATACTTAAAGATATAAACTATCACGGGATTCCTGTTACAGAGGAAGCGATACGGCGCGTTCCGCAAATTCAGCCGGAGGGCTGGAGCGTGGAGCAGGCGGAGCGTTTGCAGGAGGCCCACCGGGAACTGCTGCGGTCTGTGCAGGACAGGCCGGTCGGCACAGAGGCCGGGGCAATCTACTCGCCGGATTTACGGTTGATCGAGCGCAAGGTCGGAGATGCGGCGGAACAGCAGATCGTTATGCCGCGCTGTCATGAGCCGCATATTTTCGTGCACAACCACCCAAGCGGAGAGACATTCAGCTATACTGATTTAACATCGTTTTTGGCGAATGATAAAATGTATGGGATGACCGCCGTCGGGAACACAGGAAAACTTTATGCAGTATTCAAGAAAGAGGACTATGATGGGTTTTCATTTTGGAAAGCTCTGGATGACGCTTCTCCAAAGTTGAATGCAACGGCAGAAAAATTTGACATAAAGCAATACATTGACATTATTGAGAAGCTTTTGGAGGAGGCTAAGGAATATGGCATTGAATTTATCCGAGGCTGACAAAAAGCGCCTTGAGCGCGATTTAGCGGCGGCGGAACCATATGATGAAAACGCGCCTGAATTGCGCGCCTTTGATGGTGAAGTGGATTTTGCCAGAATGAGGGCAACTATGGCAAAGAAATTTTTAGAAGAAGCTAAGAAGGAGAAAAAGTGAGCACAAAAAAGCAAGGGCGCTGGTATAACTGCCCCCACTGCGGCAAGGCCCTTTTCCCCCTGCGGGAGGACACCCGCATTGAGCATATGCCCTTCCGCTGTAAGGCGTGCAAGCATGATCTTGAGATAAACGCATTCCCAACAAAAATGAACAACCAGAGAGCCAAGAGCCTTTGAGCCAAGAGCCATTATCCTTTCGGAGCACCCGGAGGATGATGGCTCTTTCTCTTTCGGTAAAACCCGCTAACGCGGTTTTTATACAACCTGCCGCGAGGCGTTAAATCAGGGGCGACGGCCCGAAAACGGAGGTAAATAATATGAGCGAACCTATCACAAACGAGAACAACCTCACCCCGGCCCCCGCGCCGGAGCCTGCCCCTGAGAAAACCTTCACTCAGGCGGAGCTTGATTCCATTGTTGGCAAGCGCATTGCCAAAGCAATGAAGGGTATGCCCGGCGAGGAGGAACTGACCGCTTTCCGGGCATGGAAAGAGAGCCAGCAGACCGAGAAGGAGCGCTGGGACACATTGACCCGCGAACGGGACGAGAGCAAAACCGCCCTGACCGCCGCGCAGGCGGAACTGGAGCAGTACCGGCGGGAAAAGTTCCTGCTTGGCAAGGGCGTGCCCGCGGATGACGTGGACTACTACGCCTTCAAGATCGGCAAGCTGGTGACTGACGCCACCGACTTTGAAAAGGCGGCGGAGCAGTTCTTGAAGGACAATCCGCCCGTAGGGACGGTGCAGGTGGACTTGTCCGCCCCTCTGGGCGGCGGAAAGCCGTCCCCGAGCGAAAACGAAACGATGAACAGCCTCATCCGAGGCGCAAGAAAGTGAGGTACATAATTTGACAAACAAAAAGATGAAGTTCGGTATCCAGTTTTTTGCTGGTACAACAAGCATGATTACCAGGGAAAACCTGTCCGGCCTGATTCCTGAGCCGGTAACCAGGGGCATTATCCAGGGCGCGATTCAGCGCTCCGCTGTGCTCAGCATGGGGCGGCGTCTGCCCAACATGACCAGCAAGGCCCAGCACATGAACGTGCTGGACGCCCTGCCCGTGGCTTATTGGGTCAATGGTGACACCGGCTTCAAGAACACCACCAACATCGCCTGGGACAAGAAGCGGATCGTAGCGGAGGAAATCGCTGTTATCGTCCCTATCCCGGAAGCGGTTCTCGATGATTCCGACTACGACATCTGGGGTGAGAGCCGTCCGCTGCTGGAGCAGGCGTTCGGAAAGCGGATTGATGAAACCATCATCTTCGGCGTGGACAAGCCCGCGTCCTTCCGCAAGTCTCTGTATGAGACGGCGGAGGAGGCCGGGAATATCGTCGCCGCCACTGGAGATACCTTCACCGACATCATGGGCGAGGACGGCGTGATTGCGAAGGTGGAGGAGAGCGGTTTCCTGCCAACCGGCGCGATGGCGGCGGTACGGATGAAGGCGAAGCTGCGCGGCCTGACGGATACCACCGGCCAGCCCATTTTCAAGAGCGATATGCAAAGCCCCACCCGCTATTCCCTGGACGGCTTCCAGCTGGATTTCCCGATGAACGGCGCGTTTGACTTTGAAAAGGCGCTGATGATTGTGGGCGACTTCTCCCAGCTGGTGTATGCCGTTCGGCAAGACATTGAGTTCAAGATCTTCGACCAGGGCGTGGTCCAGGACCCCAACACGAAAGAGATCGTCTACAACCTCATGCAGAACGACATGGTGGCCCTGCGCGCCGTGATGCGCCTGGGTTGGGAGATTCCCAATCCCATCAACGCGTTCCAGCCAGACGAGACCAAACGCTCCCCCTTTGCGGTGTACGCTCCTCCTACGGCGTCGGGGGGTTAACCGGACTGTCTGACGAGCCTTCCCCGGCGGCTTTCGCAATGACTGACGCCGGGGCGGACAGTCCCGTAAAAAAGGCGAGAACCAGCCGCAAAAAGGCGGTGGCCGAATGAGCATCCAACTCTATCAAGGCGACTGTCTGGAGCTGATGAAGGACATCCCGGACGGCGGCGTGGATATGGTGCTGGCTGACCTCCCGTTTGGCACGACCTGTAATTCCTGGGATTCCGCTATCCCTCTTGCGCCTTTATGGGAGCAATATCACCGCATCTGTAAGAAAAATGCCGCCGTCTTGATTTTCGGACAACCGCCGTTTTCCGCTGTTTTGATGATGAGCAACATGAAGGAACTGCGGTATGAGTGGATTTACGAGAAAACAAACGCCACGGGCTTCCTGAATGCAAAGAAAATGCCACTCAAGGCGCATGAATCTGTATTTGTGTTCTATCAAAGTCTACCTACTTACAACCCGCAGTTTTCTTCTGGCAAGAGATACAAGCGGTCACAGGGGTCTAAAAATTCGAGCAATTATCACGGATTTGTCCGGCGCAAAGATCAAGAATACGATGAAAAACGATATCCGCGCGATGTGATACGGATATCAAACGGTTGGGGAGTATGCAAGGGAAAGCACCCCACCCAAAAGCCCGTTGCCCTGCTGGAATACCTGATACGCACCTACACCAACGAGGGCGAGACTGTCCTTGACAACACAATGGGCAGCGGCTCCACGGGCGTCGCGGCTGTCAACACGGGCCGCAACTTCATCGGTATGGAGTTGGACCCCGGCTATTTTGAGACGGCAAAACGGCGCATTGAGGAAGCGGAAAGGGCGGTGGAAGCGTGATTTACGCCGACTACGACTACTACGCCAACGACTACTTTGGGCGGGCCATTAAAGCGGAGAACTTTCCCCGCTTGGCCCTCCACGCAAGCCAGTACATCGACTACATCACCCAGGGTAGGGCAAGGGACAGTATGGAACCCGTCAAAATGTGCTGCTGTGCCCTAGCGGAACAGTACCAGGCCATTGAGACGGCCCAGGCCCTGGCGCATAAAAGCCTTGCGGCGGGCGCTGGGGATGGCGCTGAGGTCCAGAGCGAGACGGTTGGTTCCTGGTCCAGGTCCTACCGCTCCGGAGGAGACAGCGCACAGTCTGCGGTCCAGGCGGCGGAGGCGGCCCGGTCCGTCCTGCTGGATACCGCCCGGCGGTATCTGACAAATACTGGGCTGCTGTATCGGGGAGGGAGGCGCTGCCGGTGACAATCAACATTTTGGGTGCAGATTACACCATCACGTGAAGCCACAATGACCCACGTCTGGAAAGCATCGACGGATTTTGCGATGAAACCACGAAAGAAATCGTCGTGGAAACTTACGAGGGTGATGATGGGAAGCCGGGCGTAAAAGCTCAGTTAGATGTTCAGCGGAAGAAAAACGTCCGGCATGAGCTGGTACATGCTTTCCTTTTCGAGTGCGGCCTTGCCGAAAACAGCCCTTGGGCGCAGAACGAGGAAATGGTTGACTGGATCGCCATTCAAGGCCCAAAACTCTACAAGGCGTGGCAGGAGGCGGGGGCGGTATGAAAACTACAAGCCAGTTAAGCGAAAAGTGCAAAAACTGCCCACATGTCAACATCTGCAATAAAAAGCGGATGGAGGCTTGCGCATATATGGGAAAACACGACCCATGTATGGCAAGTGCGGCGGCAGAGGGTGCTAATTACGCCCGTGCAGATGTGCTTGTAAAGCATGACTACCGCGACATAAAGATTGGGCCAAACACTACCATTACGATTGACCTCGAGGAACAAAAACGCCAATTAGAACGGGATATTTACAAAGCGTTAGGTGGGCCTTGCCTTGAGTTTGGAGCGTGAGATAATGAGTATGTTCCCCCACACCATCACCCTCTACAATGTGGAGACCATCCCAAAGGACGATTACAAGGACGAAGTAATCAACCATATCACCATCCTGCGGGGCGTACTTGTGGACGATTCCAAGGCCGCCAACATGCGCGAGAGCGGCCTTGTGAGCGCAGACGCGGTGAACCTCCTGATTCCATTTAATGCGAAAGCAACCGATGCGGTCACGGGTGCGGGAAAGAAGTTTATGCCGCCCATCGAGTTCTGGCGCTCTGAAGACAAGGCCAGCCATTGGACGCTGGCCATCAGCGCAAAAGGGGCAAAGCTGGACGGGTACACCTTCTTTGTTAAGGGCGTGGCCCTGCCGCCAGACGTCAATCCACAAACAGGACAGCCCCTCAAGCCAAGCCTAGTACGGGATGTTGTGGAATCCATGTACGATGACGTGTACAACATCACCAAGATTGACACGAAGGATTTTGGCGGGCTGCAGCATTGGGAAATCGGAGGGCTATGAGGTGGCGGGAGTAAAGTTCACGCTTGACGCGAAGCGGTTTAAAAAGGATATGGAGCGGCTTGACCGAAAGATGAGGTTTGCCGGGGAGGGGGCGGAGCACGCCCTTGCCGTCCAGATGGCGAAAGACACGGAGCCGTATGTGCCAGCCCAAACAAAGTCCCTCGCGAACCGAACAATTGTACATGAGGATACCGTCATCTACCCAGGCCCATATGCAAGATTCCTATATTATGGAAAACTCATGATTGACCCAAAGACCGGAAGCCCATGGGCGCCAAAGGGAGCATCAAAGGTGGTTGACCCGCAGGGGAAAGATTTGAGCATTAGTACGGCGGTACACAGCAAGGCACAATCCCATTGGTTCGAGGCATCCAAAGCCCAGAACCTTCCAAAATGGAAACGCGTAGCAGGGAGGTTGATGCAGCGTGAGTTCGGAAGATAAGCCCATTGAATTCGTGGAAGCAAAGGAAGAAGACCGCATATCAAGAAACCTCTTGGGGTGGTTGAGCGGTTACCATGAAATCCCGCTTTCCATCCTGCGCATTGACTATGAGTTCCTTGACGCCAAAGAGTCCAGTATGTCCCTCTCCACGATTCAGGGCGCTTACATCGTCGAGCAGTTCATTGACGGCACTTACACAGCGGAATACCAGTTCAAGCTCATTTACCGTTTGCGTGCAAACACGCCGGACGAACGCCTGAAAGCAGATGAACTGCTCGACGGCCTGGGGGATTGGGCAGTTGCGCAATTTGACGCCGGGAGCGGCCCGGATATCGGGAGCGGCCTGGAAGTCCAGGAATTTGAACAGGCTACCCGCTCTTCTTTGTTCGCCCGAATGGAAGACGGGTGGGAAGACCACCAAATATTTATGCGGATGACCTACAAGGCCAATCCGGGAAAGTGAGGAAATCATGGCAGAAAAAAGAAGCGCATTTAAAGCATTTTTGAACACAACTCCGGGATCGGATGCCACGTACAGCATTATCGGCCCCGGCGTGACGGAGCTATCCATTTCGTATAACCCGCAGACCAGCACGGAGCAGTATATCCACGAGGACACCGCCACCACTGAGCTGACCGGATACCAGCCCAATGCCCCCGTAACGGCCCAGGTGGTGAAGGATGACCCCACCTTTGAGTTTATTAACGGAATCAGGAAGGGGCTGCTCATCGGCAGCGACGCCCACACGGATGTGGTTCTTGTGGATCTGTTCGGAAAGCAGACCGGGAGCGCCTACGAGGCCACAAAACAGCCTGTTTCCATCCAGATTGACAGCTATGGCGGCTCCGCAACGGACCCCCTGTCCATCGGCTACACCATTAACTGGCGCGGCGCAGGCACGGAGGGGACGTTCAACCCCAGCACAAAAACCTTCACTGAGGGCGCGGCGGCTGCGGCGTTCTCCGCCAGAAAGGGTGATTGATGATGGCTGGAATCCGCGTCAATACAGGCGTAAAGCGCATCGAAGTCAATGACAACGGGGACTATATCACCATCAACCTGAACGACAACGATTTTATGGATCGGTTTTTTGCCGCATACGAGGAAATCCAGAGGATCGCGGACGAATCGACCGCAAAAGAGGCGGAAATCAAAGAGTGGCACAAGGAAAACGAGGGCGGAACCGGATTCATGAAAGACATTTTTGCCCTTTACTCCAATGTGGGCATGGAAATGAAGGAACAGGTTGAAAGTCTGTTCGGGGCCGGAACCTGCAAGAAGGTGTTCGGCGACATCACGCCCACCTTTGACCTTTATGTTGATTTCTTTGATCAGCTTACGCCGTATCTCCAGGAGTTTGCGGCGGAAAAGAAGCAGCGTATGAGCAAATACAGCGCGGACAGAACCGGGAATGCATAACGCAATGCTGGATCGCCTCCCAGAGGACTATCAGGGATGGCTCATTCGGACGGATTACCGAATTGGGGTTCAAATACAACTTTGCCTCTCCGACCCAGATCTGTCTGACAGCGAAAAAACGGGGACGGCGCTGTACCTGCTTTATGGAAATGGCGTGCCGGACTTTCAGACGGCCATTGATGGGCTGTCCTGGTTTATGTCTGGCGGGAATCCGGCGCCAATTGACGGTGACGGGGATGAACCGCCCACATACTCCTTTGAACAGGATTCTGGGCGGATTGTATCCGCGTTCCGAAAGGTGTTCGGAATCGACATCAGCCGGGAGCGGCTCCACTGGTTTGAATTCCTGGCCATGCTGGGCGATCTCAGTGGAACCGCGTTCACCAGCGTGATTGACATCCGCACCACAGCTCCGTCCGAGGTGGACAAAAAGAAGCGGGCGGAGTTTATTCGGCTGCAAAAACGATTCGCACTGTCCTGCCAATATTCGGCGAAAGAACAGGCGGAAATCAACGAGTTTATGGAGCAACTGAAATAAACCCACCGGACTATGAAACCCACATAGATTCATTGACGGCAAAATCAACAGAATAGGATTGATGAAAATGTTAGTAGAAATCATGAACTTCAGGCGTGAGGAGCGGGCTATCTGCACCAGCCTGGATGTGGCAGAAACATTTGGAAAAGCCCATGACAAGGTAATGCGAGACATCAAAAACCTTGGGTGCAGCGAGGAATTTAATACCGCCAATTTTGGCGATATCTTCTATTCCGACTCCATGAACCGGCAGCAAAAAGCCTGCGTTATGACCCGAGACGGCTTCACTCTCCTTGTCATGGGCTTCACCGGCGATCTGGCTATGAAGTTCAAGGAAGCGTATATTAAGCAGTTTAACGCTATGGAGGCCGCGCTTCAAGGCAAGTTGATTGAGCGAGAAAAGGGTATCGCCGTTCGGCAGTCACTGACAAAAGCCCTCCAGCAATCCACCGATAACGCTCGAATGCATGGCCACGCTTACTCTGCCTATACCAACTGCATTTACAAGGAGTTGTTTGGCATGAACGCCAACCAGCTTCGGGAAAAGTTCGGCACCAAAAAGAAAGACAGCCTGCGGGACTGCTTCACACAAGAGGAACTGCGGGCCATCCAGTCTATGGAGTGCCTTGTCAGCGGTCTGGTGGACTGCGGCTGGGAGTATGACCGGGTAAAGGCGTTTATACACGAAAACAACGCACGGCGGCAGTTGGCCGCATAAATAACACGTCCCAAAGCTGAGCAAAAGGACTGAGCGGGGCCATTTCCTTCAAAGGGGGTGACATCGCTTGGCCTTTGGCTACGATGGTTCCATCCGCATTAAGGCGGATTTAAATCACAGCAACTTTGACCGTGGGCTGGCTTCGATGACCAATAAGGTCAATTCCTTTGGGTCTACGCTGAAGAAAATAGCTGGAATGGTGGCTGTTGCGTTCGGTACTGCGGCGCTGGTCAATTTCGCAAAAGAGAGCGTCAAACTTGCCTCCGATATCCAGGAGGTTCAGAATGTCATTGATGTGACGTTTGGCAAGGGCGCGGCGCAGATTGAGGAATTCGCCCAGTCTGCGGCTACGGCGTTCGGCCTGTCTGAGCTGGCCGCAAAGCAGTACACCGGGACGATGGGGGCAATGCTGAAATCGTCTGGTCTGACTGTTAATGCGGCGCAGGAAATGTCAATTGCCCTGACTGGGCTGGCGGGAGACATCGCATCCTTCTACAACCTGGATACCGATACCGCATTTGAAAAAATCCGTTCTGGCATCAGCGGCGAAACTGAACCGCTTAAGCAGCTCGGTATCAACATGAGTGTTGCGAACCTGGAGGCCTATGCGCTGTCCCAGGGCATCACAAAGAGCTACAACGCCATGTCCCAGGCCGAACAGGTAATGCTCCGATATAACTACCTGTTGAGCGCAACTACGGACGCCCAGGGGGATTTTGCCCGCACATCCGGCAGTTTTGCCAACCAAATCCGAATCCTGCAGCTCAGTTTCGACCAACTGAGAATCGCTGTTGGCAACGCCCTTATCCCAATCGCCGAGGCTGTACTTCCCAGTATCAACGCCATTATTTCAGGTCTGACAAAGCTGGCCAATGCATTTGCCAAAGTGACGGCCCTGTTGTTTGGGAAGTCCCCAGAGGTAAAGGCTACAAGTGGAATCGCGGCATCCGCAGGAGCAGCGGCAGACGCAACCAACGGTCTTGCGGACGCCACAACCGGGGCGGGGAATGCGGCGAAGCAGACGGCGAAGGATATGAAGGGCGTACTTGCCGGGTTCGATGAGCTGAATATTCTTGCCTCCAATGCGGCGGACAGCATGGACGGCGCAGGCGGCGCAGGCAGCGGAGGCGGCGGACTTGGCGCTGGGGCGGAGGATTTCGAAATTCCCTCCTACGAATCTGAGATTGAGGACGTAAGCCAGCTCGAGGAAGCCTTTGAATCCCTTGGGGAAATGTTTGTTAAGGCGCTCGATGCTATGTTGGCGGCTATGCCCGCGTTCCGCCAATCACTCTTGGATTTTGCGGAAAGTTTTAACGAATTTAACCAAAAGCTTTATGACGCGTTTACCTTCCCCGGTGTGGTTGAACGTGTGGAGCAGCTGGGCCGCGAGTTGGCCGAGGCATTCAACGACCTTGTGAACGCCATTGACTGGGAGCTTTGGGGACGCACCCTTGGGGCTGGCCTAAACCTTGCGCTGCAATTCCTGACTGAGTTCCTATACACGTTCGACTGGATCAATCTCGGGAATAAACTCGCCGAATTCATCAACGGGATTGTCTACGAGGTTGACTGGTACGACTTTGGGCGGCTGCTGTGGGCGAAATTCAAACTCGCGCTGGAAACATTCGCGGGGTTTATTCTTGGGCTGGATATGCCCGCACTGGCTCGGGCCGCAAGCGACATCATTATGGGGATCTTCGACTCTATGAAAGAAACCATAGCCAACATTGATTGGGGAGAAATCGGCAGGCAGGTAGCGGAATTCCTCAACAACATTGATTGGGTCGGAATAATCACTTCAATTTCTGGTGCGCTCAAAGAGATGATTCCGGCGGCGCTTGACCTGATTGGCGGGTTTATCTCCAACGCAGACCCAGATACCCTGCTGGTTGCGGCGGCATTTCTTGGCACTAAGATCCTCGGAAAGATCGGCAGTTCCGTTTTAATGCCGATCGCCAAAGAGATTGCCGGGAACCTGATAAAAGATATTGCCGCCTCCATTACAGGCGGGGAGTCCGGCGGGATTTTGGCTTCAATCGGCAGTATAATTGCCAAACCATTTTCTGCCGCAAAAAATGCGATATGGGAATTTGCAGATGGCGTATCAGCCGCATTCTTTATTGCGAAAAATTCTTCTTATACGCTGTCGGAAGCGTTTCAGCTGGTATTTGGCCCCGCTTCAATTATCGCCGGAGCAGCTGGAGTTGTTGGCGGCTCAATTCTTGCCATTGTGAATTTCTTTACTATGCTGTCAGAGGGGTTTAGCTGGCTGAATGAAATTTTGATGCTGGTTGGCATCGCGATTGCGGCGGTTGGCGCTGTGCTTCTCGGCGTACCCGCCACTGTTGCGGCTGCTGTCGCCGGTGTTATCGCGGCTGTAGCGACTGCGGTCGTACTAATCAAGGAGCATTGGGAGGAAATTGTCGATTTCTTTGTCGGTCTGTGGGAGGACATCACAAAACTTGCATCTGACGCCTGGAATAAAATCGTTGAGGTGTGGGGCGCAGTTTCTTCCTGGTTCGATGAGAATATCATTCAGCCCGTCGTAGGCTTCTTTACCGAATTGTGGGAAAACGTCACGCAGCTTGCTTCGGATGCATGGGATGCCATCGTTGGGGTTTGGGAGGCTGTGTCCTCCTGGTTTGACGAAAACATTATCCAGCCCGTAACAGAGTTTTTCACGAAGCTTTGGGAGGATATTACACAGCTTGCATCGGATTGTTGGGATGCTATTGTCGAGGTTTGGGACAAGGTTTCCACATGGTTTGATGAGAATATCATCCAACCGCTGACTGAATTCTTCACAAAGCTGTGGGAGGATATCTCTCAATTCGCGTCTGACTGCTGGGACGCCATTGTAGGCGTGTGGGAAGCCGTCACCGGGTGGTTTGATACGAATGTCATCCAGCCTGTATCCAAGTTTTTCAGCGATATGTGGGACAGCATAACAAGATGGGCGTCTGATGCGTGGGATAACATCGTGAAAGCGTTTAAAAATGCCGGAAAATGGTTTGAAGAACACGTTACAGACCCCATCGGAAAGGCGTTCGAAGCGGTTGGCAATGCAATCAAGGGCGTTCTAAATGGCGTAATTGGCGCGATTGAAGGAGTTATCAACGGAGCAATCAAGGGCGTCAACTGGCTGATTCAGAAAATAAATGGACTTATCGGTGATGGTGTTTTGTCAGCAGGTCTGGAGTTCTTAGGGCTTCCAAACGGAAAGATCCCAACAATTGGAACAGTTTCCCTCCCCCGTCTCGCCAACGGCGCGGTCATCCCGCCCAACCAGCAGTTTGCGGCCGTCCTGGGCGACCAGCGCAGCGGAAAGAACTTAGAGGCCCCGGCGAACCTCATCCGGCAGATGGTGGCCGAAGGCATCCAGATGGCGGGAGGCGTTGGCAGGAGCAGCGGCAACATGACAATCATCATGGAGATTGACGGTCGGGAGTTTGGCCGTGCGTCCTACAAATACGGCACAGCGGAGCAGCAGCGTGTCGGCGTGAGATTGGCGGAGGTGAGAGCATGAAACTTCCTGTGTTTACTGTTGATGGCGTTGGTTACCCTGGTGTAAACGTTTTGAGCCTGAAACGCACCTTTGCCGTTATGGACGGCGACAACGCGGGCCGGACGATGGACGGGGCTATGCGCCGGGATATCATCGGTACATATTACAACTACAACATGGAGCTTACATCGGATTACAGCGATCTTTCGGAATACGATGCGCTCTATGAAGTTTTGTCCGCACCAGTTGACAGCCACACTATTGTTGTCCCATACGGACAGGGGGCGCTCGCTTTTGAGGCGTATGTAGCCAACGGGGACGATGAACTTCTCCATAAGCGTGACACCTTCAACAAATGGCAGAATCTTAGTGTGAACTTCGTCGCCATGAATCCACAAAGGAGGCCCGCGTGAGCGTACGCATCGTATACCAGGACATTGCCGCCGGGGCGGACGATGACGCCGCAGTAAGCACCCAGGACGCCGCGTCCTTTGCAGATGTATCCTTGCTCCCCTTCGGTTCCCAGGGTGGCCCTATCGCCGCCCTGGGGGCAGGGAGCTGGCTCCTGGACGGTTCCCGGGAGATACTGGACGAGCAGTCCATCGGATTTTGGTCCGCGTCTATGAGCGGCCCGGACGCGCGGTTTGAGAACCCGCCCGAAATTGTGATTGAGTTCGACAGGCGGTACACATCCCCCGGCCTGTTCCTCACCTTCGACCCCGGCAGCGGGGAATACTGCTCCAGTGTGACCATCCAGTGGTTCCAGGGGACGGCGAAGCTCTACGAGGGTTCCTACCAGCCGGACGCGGTGGAATATTTCTGCGCGCACACCGCCGAGGCGTACGACAAGATTGTCATCCGGCTGAACGCCACCAGCGTCCCATACCGCTATGCCAAGCTGTCTAAGATTATGTTTGGCGTGTCCAGAACCTTCTACAGGGAGGAATTGCGCAACGTCAAGGCCGTCCAGGAGGTAAGCATTATCTCAGACCAGGTAGCAATCAATACGCTGGATTTCACCCTGGACAGCCAGCACAACGTGGAGTATATGTTCCAGTTTAAGCAGCCGGTGTTTGCCTACGATGGTGAAACCCTGATTGGCGTGTTCTACATTGATGATTCCAAGCGGCGCGGGGCTGGGCTGTACGATATATCCTGCAAAGACGCAATCGGTGTTCTGGATGATGAACCGTACCCAGCGCGGATGCTTATCAATGCCTCCGTACGGGAGCTTTTAGAGGATATCTTGGGCGGATACTTTGACTTGGATCTGGACGCGGCACTGAGCGCCGCCGCCATAACGGGATATCTCAAGGACGGCTCCCGGCGGCAAGCCCTCCAACAGGCTGCCTTTGCGTTGGGCGCTATGGTGGACACCAGCGGGAGTGAGGCCGTCCGGGTGTACCGGGACAGGGAGGCCAGCCCACGGAAAATCCCGCAGGGACAGGTGTACACCGGCGGCTCGGTGGACAAATCCGCTATCGTCACCGCCGTCCAGGTGGTGGCCCACACCTACAGCGCTACGGGTGAAGGGAGCGACACCGTAGAGGTGGACGGGGTGACCTACTACCACAGCACAACGACCACCACCATTTCTAATCCGAACGCCACGGCCAGCGACAAGCAGAACGTGGTCGAGGTGAAGGACGCAACGTTGGTGAACCTGGAAAATGTGACGGCGATAACCCAACACCTGTATAACTACTATACCATGCGGGACACCCAAAACGTCAGGATTGTCATGGACGGGGAGAAGCCGGGGGACCATATCGCCGCGCCGACCCCATGGGGCACCGTCATGAACGGCTATATCGCGTCAATGCAGATTGTGCTGAGCGGTATAGCGGCGGCGGACTGCGAGGTTGTGGGCACCGATGTCAAGGCCGTGGGCGACGCGGAAACCCGGTTCTCCGGTGAATTTATGGCGGGGGAGATGTGAGAATGGACAATATCATGGACACCCTGATAACAGACCGCGCCCAGGCGGATGTAGACCGGGCCAAATACCTTAATTCCCTGTGGGACGCGCGGGCGGGCCGATGGCGCGGGACGCCGGAGGAATGGGCCGAATGGGCGGCTGGGCCGCGCGGGGCGTATGGGTTCAACGACATGAACCGGGTGAATGAAGCGGTTGCATACCTGACGGGGATGCTTGCCGGCATGGGATACACCGTTGCGGTCGAGGGTGTTGTCCCGGCCTATAACATCCATGTCGGCGTTGAACCGGACGGCGGCGGTATCGCGTCCGGCAGCGGCGTCTTCTTTGAGGGGGATACCGTGACCGTATCTGCGCAGGCCGGGGAAAAGTATGATTTCACCGGGTGGTTTGAGGCCGGGGAAATGGTCAGTGCCGATTTGGTGTACACCTTCACTGCGGAGCGCTCCCGGAATCTGACCGCCGTATTCGCGCTGAAGCAATTCCGGGTTGATGTCGGGGTTGACCCGGCGGGCAGCGGCGAGGCCACGGGCGGCGGCGTATACGACATCGACACCGAGGTTACAGTTGCGGCGGAAGCGGGAGACGGTTATGCGTTCACCCGGTGGATGGAAAACGGCGGCACGGCGGCGGATGGCCCGGAATACACCTTTACACTTGACCGTGACCGGGATTTGGTGGCGGTTATGACGAAAACCCATGTCATTTCCGTAGCCGCAAGCGACAATGACGGCGGCACGGTGGACGGGAGCGGGATGTACTTGGACGGACAGGCCGTCACGGTATCTGCGGTGGCGGCGGACGGATACGAGTTTGCCGGGTGGCAGGAGAATGGCTCCATTGTCAACGAGGATGATGTATACAGCTTCGCGGCATCGGCGGACAGGGAGCTTACCGCTGTGTTCGTCAGAGTATACATTGTCATCCTGCTGGCAGAGCCGGACGGCGGGGGAACGGCCCAGGGCGGCGGGAGATATCGCGAGAGGGAGCAGATTACTGTCACAGCCGCGCCAAATGAGGGCTATAGATTCGCTGGATGGGAGGAAACGTCATGACAGAGGCAAGGACCGCAAGCGGAAACATTGTCAGCACCGATCTTGCCTACACTTTTACCGTCACCAGAGACCACACGCTGACTGCCGTATTTGAAAAAATCCCTGCCTACACCATCACCGCAACCATCGACCCGCCGGAGGCAGGCACCGTCTCCGGGGCGGGGAAGTATCAGGAGGGCGAGACCGTTACCCTCAAGGCCGTGCCGGCGGACAGCTATCAGTTTACGGGCTGGCAGGAAAACGGGGGCACAGTAAGCACTGAGGCAGAATATACGTTTACAGTAACGGGCAACAGGGAGCTTATTGCGATATTTGCGGCAGCGCCTCCATACGAATCCGGAGTTGATTGGTGGGCGGTCGCTATGCCTTTGTCCGCCTACTGGCGCACTATGGCATATGGGGCCGGAAAGTTTGTTGCGACTACAAATAACTCCACCACCTATGCCTATAGCGCAAATGGAACAAACTGGACAAAAGGGACTCTGCCCACAAACGTTGGCTGTAGAAGTATCGCCTATGGCGGTGGAAAGTTTGTTGTGGTTGGAGACTCAAACGTTGCTCTACACAGCGCAGACGGTACTACCTGGGCCAAGGCGACCCTTCCCTCAACACAAAATTGGAACGGAGTCGCCTATGGTAATGGGGTATTTGTTGCCGTGTCGGGAGGAGTTTCAACTACCACCACGGGAAATGTGGCCGCATATAGCACAGACGGAGTTACTTGGACCAAAGCCACGCTTCCGGCTTCCGCAAACTGGCAAAAGGTAGCTTATGGAAACGGAAAGTTTGTTGCCACATCATACAGCGGCAACAACATGAAGTTCGCCTACAGCACAAACGGTACAACCTGGAAAGCTGCGTCAGTGTCACAAGGAGCCGCAAATTGGTCTGGTATAGCATACGGTAGCAGTAGGTTTGTTGCGTTGGCTGCCGGTTCTGACAAAGCCGTGTATAGTACAGACGGAATCACTTGGACTGCGGCAACCTTGCCCTCGTCTGGGAGTTGGTGGGCAATCACTTATGGGGATGGCAAGTTTGTTGCGGTGTGCTATAACTCCAACAAAGCAGCCTATAGCTCAGACGGGGCCGCATGGGTTGAGGCAACATTGCCCTCAACCGCCAATTGGCGAAGCATAGCCTATGGGGACGATAAGTTTGTTATAGCGGGATACAATGGCAGCAAGGCCGCTTACAGTAGCAAATATGGTCCTGCTACCTGAAAGGAGTGGTCTCAATGGCAAGCCCGACCTGGCCCCAGCGCCGGGAAATCTACATAGACGCCCGGAACCTCCAATCGGACAGCGACTCGGACAACCCTCTCACCCCAGAAGAGTACGCCGCCGCCCTGACCACCAGGGGGCGGGAAAAGCTGGCGGAACACCAGCTCGTGCGCTCCTTTTCGGCTGAGGTTCGCACCTACGACCCGACCTACCCATACGGTGAGGATTTTCAACGTACATTGTCTGAGGCGTCAGGAATTTTAAAGGAAGTGACCACCATGCCAACCACACCGCGCATATGGACACGGGAGGATATCCCGACCGTACCGGATACAGTTGAGTTCCTTGACCGTGTACAAGCTGTCCGCAACGTGTTCCCCGGCATCCCGGATCTCCCGGAGGTACCGCCGGACATGGAGCATTTCACGTATCAGGAAGCCAACGACATCGAGCGGATCCTTGCCCGTATCGGCTGGGCGGCGGATTCCATCAAAACAAGCCGGGTATATTCCGGCGAATTTCAAGCAGGAGGTGGTTAAATGCAGGACGCAATTGTGCTTGGAACGGGCAATTCCCGGTATCTCAAATCGGTAAGCGGGTTTATGTCGCTCTACCCGACCTATGAGGATTTTGCCGCCGCCCTTGTGGCGGGCGCCCTTCCCATTGACTTCGACGATATCAACCCGGACGGATGGGCGCAGCAGGGCACGCCGCTGGACAAGGCGAATCTGCTGACCGACGCAACGGCGGCGTTGGCGGGGCTTGGCCCGGAGGCCACGCCAAATGATATGTTTGCCACGCTGGCCGGGAAAGCGGCGTCCGCGGAACGGCTCATCACCTATGGAACGGCGGACCTTGCGGCGGGGGCCTCGCTGGCCACGGGGACGATCTATGTCAAGTATCAGTAAGGCGGTGGAGCTGTGAGCACCAGATATGTTTGGGACAAGACGGTAGCGACCCCAAAGTACAAACAGAAAAAAATATCAAATAGTGCTGTGCAAGGACCGTTTTTGTTCGACAAATCGATAACGGTAGGAAACGCATATAATTTTGATGATGTAACTGGGTCGTATTCGATATCAGGTGGAAAAACATATACACCGGACGACATGCAATACGTGGGGGACATATCTATCAGTTATTCTCGCGGGAGATATATAAAACCAAACGCGGTGAAGGAGTTAGAAAGTGGAGAATCAAACCTTTGGGTATACGAGCTGCTAGGGGCAACCGCTTATTGGGTCCTGAGCACTGACGGTAGCGATGTTTTCGTTATGGCGCGATATCAAGCTGGATATGCTCCATACACTGAATACTACCGTGAAAAGACGATTGGCAGCGGCTCTCACGTTGTGTATCTATCCGGCAGCACTTCAAGCGCGTATAAATCCGGCGTTGACTCGACAGGTCAATATTATCTTGTCTACCTTGGCTCAGATTCAATCGACCCTAAAAACGTTTCCTTTTCTGGAACCGAGCCGGATTCCGATGGCAACATGTCTGTCGTAGTAACGCCAGCCACAAACACGCTGGGCGGCAACATCCTGTATCAGTATCAATACTCAATAGACAACGGGGCCAGCTGGTCCGACGCTGGGGAGAAAACGGCAGCTACGGTCAAGGACATTGCGGTTCCGCCCGAGGCAGAGCAGTTTGCGGTTCGGGTGCAGGCGTCTGACGATATCGGCTTCACTTCAATGACATATGTGAAAACCGCCAGCATCAAGGTCCAGACCATGCGCCTGTGGGTTGGCGTAGAAAATTCCGCCCGCAAAGGACAAAAGCTATGGGTCGGTGTAGACGGCGCAGCCCGTCCAGTGACCCGGGCGTGGGTGGGCGACGAGAGCGGGAAGGCCAGAAGATGGTTTTAAGCGCACAAAAACAGGCAACGACTCCCCGCTGGACAGCGGGCCGCGAGGTGATGAAATGTTCATTCTATACGCAAACAAAAACAAACTGACGGTCCGGCAGCGCGAACCCCTCACCAGCGGCTCCGTCAACGCCTACGCCGCCCGGTTCGAGTTTTCCCCGGACTGGCAGGGCCTGACGCGGAAAGCGGTATTTAAGGCGGGGAAGGAGTCGCGCACTGTTCTTTTGGACGAAAGCGGGCAATGCGTCATTCCATGGGAAGTTCTTGCTTCCCACGGCCAGCCGTTGATGGCTGGCGTTTTTGGGACGGCGGATGAGACGACCCTGCCCACAACCTGGGCCATCCTGGGCACCATCCTGGAGGGCGTTCCTGGGGATGGGGAAGGGGGAAAACCGCCCACGCCTGACCTGTGGGAACAGGAGCTTTCCCGGGTGGGCAGCGGCCTGGAGTACGATGGTCTGAACCTGTCCCTGATGGCAGGGGACAAGCCTTTGTCAACGGTTCAAATCGCGGGCGGGGAAGGAAGCGGCCCCGCCTATCGGTTTGGGCATGGCCTTAAGCAGGACGGCCTAAACATTTCCGTGGACGCGGTAAGCGACTTCGACGGAGACAACACCCTGCCCATGACAGCGGCGGGGGTACAGGCCAGCATAGGGAACATTGAGGCCCTGTTGGGCACGATTTAAGGAGGTACATATGAGCGTAGCAACCCAAATTTCCCGCATTCAGAAAGACCGCAATACCATCCGGACGAAACTGGTTGAACTGGGGATGGCGCAGAACACTGACGATCTGGACAAGCTGGCGGCCGCTATTGACGGAATTGAGAACCGGGGCGCGGTTTCCGCCACCGTTCAGGAGGGCGACACCTACACCATTCCCAAGGGATACCACAATGGCAGCGGCACTGTGTCCGGCGTTGCGGGCGGCGGGAGCTACAGCTTGCAGTCCAAGACGGTCACCCCCACCAAGAGCCAGCAGAACGTGACCCCAGACAACGGCTACTACGGCTTGTCGGACGTGACGGTGGGGGCTATCCCAGAGGTGTACCAGGACGTGAGCACAGTGACCGCCGGGGCGGCGGACGTGCTGACGGGCAAGGTAATTGTGGACGCCACGGGAAAGTCTGTGGCAGGGTCTATGCCAAATAACGGACGGCTGCAGCTGACCATCGACGGCCTGACCGCGACTTCCGTGTCTATCCCCGCTGGGCATTCCAGCGACGGCAGCGTGGTATCCCTGACCAGCGATATTGAGGACGCCCTGGCGGCAATCTGAGGTGGACTATGAGCATAGAAAGCGAAATCCTGCGGATACAGCGCAACGTAGCCAACGCATACGCCGCCGTGTCCGAGAAGGGCGGGGAAGTGCCGCTCCAGCCTACCAGTGCCAACCTGGAAGCGGCGGTGCGTTCTATCCAAACGGGTGTAACGCAGGAGCAATTGGACGAAGCGATGGCGGTCAAGCAAGACAAGCTAACCGGACAGCCTGGGCAGGCGGTTGGGTTTGGCAGGGACGGGAGCGCTGTGGCGGTTCCAGGGTGGAGCAACCCTAACTTGCTGGACAATTGGTATTTTGTTGATCCGATCAATCAGAGAGGGAAGACGGAGTACACAATGCGGGGCTATACCATTGACCGCTGGCAACTTATGGGAACAGTCTCGAAAATGACCCTAGAAAAAGATGACGTAAAAATAGAAAATACAACAGACGAAATTGGTTGGTTTGCTACGAGAGAAGAACCTATACGGTTTGGTGAATTGGTGGGGAAAACAGTAACTGTATCCGCAATCTATAAACTAGAAGGGACGAAAGTTGATTTTTACGCCGGCTATGTATCTGGTGAAAAGCCCTATGTAGTAATGCGCGGTACGGTCGGTATCCCGTCTACCGTTGATAAATGGCAGTTAGCTCAATTTACTTATAGGGTCCCAGATATAGAAAATATATCTTACTGGGAACCTGCCTCGTTCAAGATTTACGGCCACAGCACTCTGAGAATCAAGGCAGTCAAAGTAGAGCTCGGAACAGTCCAAACAATAGCCCGCCAGGACGAAAATGGAAACTGGGTGCTCAACGATCCTCCACCCAACAAAGCGCTGGAGCTGGCGAAGTGTCAGAGGCATTACGTCAATGTTGGGAAAAGTCCCCTAGGCTTGATTGCTTCTGGACTTTATTTTCCACAGTCGAATACAGTCGCGGCAAGCATCCCAGTTCCTGTTTCAATGAGGGCAAAGCCTGTCGTTACAAATGTTAAATCATATGGAAAGATTTATCAAAATGGAGCAGTCGTGAATGCGTCAAAGGTAACAATTGATGTCCAAGAATCGGGAAGTGTGAGAGTCTTTTTTCCCTCGGTTTCCCACAATCAATGGGTGGCAGGACCAGTATCGGTTGATGGTGTATGTTTTGACTTATCCGCCGACTTATAAGGAGGGATACCGTGAACGAATTTTATAACAAGCACTACATCTTCGCTGACTCCCGGGACAGGATTACGGACGGTTGGAGCGACGGTCCTCGTCCAGACAAGGACACCACCGACGCTATCTGCATCAGCGAGCAGGGCGGATATCAGTTCCGGTTGTTCCCCGGCGGGGAGGAAAACCCGGCGCTGTACACCATGGACGGCATTCCGCTGTACCGCTGGGACGGACAGGCTGTTCAGCGGCGTACGGATAAGGAAATCAGCGCAGACCGGGCATACATCCCCGCGCCGTCGCCAACCGCGCAAGAGCAGCTGCGGGCGGATGTGGACTTCTTGGCGGCCCTACAGGGGGTGATCCTGTGAGCGTGTTCGAGATGGCAAAAAAGTACTATCCCCGGCTGTGGGGCAAGGACCGGCTGGAAGCGCTGGTGAAGGCCGGACGGCTTTCGGAGGAGGAAATGGAGCGAATCTGCAATGAAAGCGAGTGATACTGATGAATGAGAACTGCAACCCCAACGACTGCCCGGTGTCCGCCCGGATGGACGCTCTGGAAAAGGAGTTCGACCGCTACCGAGGCAACTCCAGCGACACCCACCGCCAGATGTTTGACCGCATCGGGGCGCTGGAGCAGAGCGGAGCTACCCTCAAGGCCAAGCTGGACAGCATTGAGGAGAAATTGGACGAGCTGAACGCCACGGTCAAGGCCCTGGCGGACAAGCCCGCCAAGCGGTGGGAGAGCCTGGTGGGGTACGGGCTCAGCGCCCTGGCTGGGGCGTTTCTGCTGTGGGTGGCCTCTGGTATGCCGGGGCTGAAATAGAAAGGAGAAGAGTATGAACAGCTACTTAAAGAAATGGATGAGGGCCGCCGGGGTGCGGGCGGTGAAAACTGTGGCCCAGACGGCGGTGGCCACCATCGGAACGGCGGTGGCCATGGGCGACGTGAACTGGCCGCTGGTGGCGTCGGCGTCGGCGCTGGCCGGGGTGCTGTCCCTGTGCACCAGCGTGGCGGGACTGCCGGAGGTGGAAGCATGACGCCGCAGGAACGTCTCATCGCCACAGCAGAGGACCAGGTGGGCTATCTGGGCAAAAAGTCCAACGCTCAGCTGGACGATTTCAAAGCCAACACCAGCGGGAAGTGGAACAAGTACGCCCGTGATCTGGACGCTTTGGGGGGCTTCTACAACGGAAAAAAGAACGGCTACGACTGGTGCGATGTGTTCGTGGACTGGTGCTTTGTCACCACCTTTGGGCGGACGCTGGCCCAAAAACTGCTGTGCCAGCCGGATAAATCCTTGGGGGCGGGCACCGGGTACTCCCTGAAATATTACAAGGCCAAGGGGCGGCTGTTCTCCGGTCCCCAGCCGGGGGATCAGATCTTCTTCGGGGACAGCAAAGCCACGTGGCATACCGGGCTGGTGATGAAGGTGGAGGGCGGCTTCGTCCATACCATTGAGGGCAACGCCGGAAACCCCAGCGCCGTGCGGGCGTGCCGGTATACCGTTGGAAGCAAGATCATCAAGGGGTACGGGAGGCCTGACTGGGCGCTTGTGCCGCACGAAACGACCGATCCGGATCCCGAGCCCAACGGAAAGGAGGACGACGATATGACATACTACAAGACTATCAACGATGTGCCCGATTACTACCGGGCGGCGGTGGACAAGGCCGTGAAGGCCGGGGCGCTGAACGGAACCGGGGACGGGCTGAATGTGTCCGAGGATCTGTGCCGGACCCTCACCGTGCTGGATAGGCTGGGGAAGCTGGATTAAAAACTGCTTGCGTTTTGCCCGAAATCTGGTATTATGTAGATGAAAGGGCGTGATGGCGTGAACAACGAAAATATGGAACCGCTGGCCTCTGAGATGTATGAGGACCTGAAGCGGGCCAACAAATTTAAGGAAAAACTGATCTACATTCTCCTGGGCACAATCGGCGTGCTGGTTATTGCGCTTGCCGCCACAAACATTTACCATATCCACCAGTGGAGCCAGTTCGATACCTATGTTGTGGATAGCGGGGATGGCGGGAACGCAAACCTGGTCCAGGGTGACAATACTGGAGGTATCTTTAATGGCGCGGATAGTAGCAAGAGTCCGGAAAAAGAGCAAGGGGAAATCGAAGGGGACTAGGGTTAAAAAGAAGGGGTGACCCTTTGAACATCAAGACCGAATTCACCGAATCCGAATGTGAACGATTTCGCCGGGAGTGCAATTTCTCAGATGAGGAACGGGCCGTCTTTGACCTCCGCGTGAAAGCCCGCTCCATCATCGAGATACAGGAAGCGCTCAATATGTCCGAATCTACGGTGAACCGGCGGATACGGAATATCAAGCGGAAAATTTATAAGGTGCTATAAGGAAAGCCCGAAGCTTAAGTGCTTCGGGCTTTCTAAAATTTAAACAGTTTTATATTTTGGGTTGCAATTAAAAATAATATGTGGTACAATTTGTGTGTGAACGAAAAAATAATTTGTAATGCAAAAGTGAGGTGTGAAAATGGAGCCCGAAAAAAAGCAGGGCAGGCCAACGAACGACCCGAAAACCACCCAAGCATCAATCAGACTCAACGAGGACAGCAGGCAAATTCTGCTTGAATACTGCGCCAAAATGGGGGTTGGCCGTTCTGAGGCAATCAGGATAGCGATACTTAAACTTCTGGACGAATTGTAAAAAAGGAGAGCAGCCCCAGCCAACCAAAGCAAAGCTGCTCTCCTAAAACCAGCCAAGAGAAAGGCAAGTTCCGTTCACATCATACCACTTTCTTTTGGCGCACGCAAGAGAAAGGATTTTGTAAAATGAACGAACTGAAGGTACATGATTTTTACGGCAAGCAGGTCATCGACAGCCGGGATGTGGCGCAGATGGTGGGACGTGAACACAACGCACTATTGAAAACCATTCGTTCCTACTGTGAGTATCTAGATCAGGGCGAAATCGCCCAGATCGATTTCTTTATCGAAAGTACCTATACCGACAACCAGAACCGCACCTATCCCAGCTACCTCATCACAAAAAAGGGTTGCGACATGATTGCCAACAAAATGACTGGAAAGAAGGGCGTACTCTTTACCGCCGCCTACGTCACCGCCTTTGAAGAGATGCGGGAAGCGCTGATCGCCTCAAACGCGCCATGCGTTCCGCCCGCCATCCCGCGCCGTCCGCCCGAAGTCTCCCCTGGCGGGCTGGCCAAGCTGATCCTTGCCACGCGTAAAGTGATGCTGGAGGCGGGAAATTCGTCCCTGGACGTGCGGGAGGCCACCCGGAATATCTATGAAACCTGGTGCATCCCCGTTCCGCCTGCGCTCTCAAAGCAAATCCCTGGGCAGATTTGCTTGTTCAATCCGGCGGGGGTTACGGCCTGATTATGAAACCGGAAGAGGAAACACCCCCCCCGCCAACCGGCGGGGGCTGTTATTTCCCCGATTATTTGCTTTTCATCTTTGCAAACCCAACAAACGATAAAATCATCTGTATAAGTACAAACATGGCGTAAATCGGGAATAAAACAGCGGCCACGGCATAGAGAATCGCACCAGTCAACGCAAGCCCACGGCTGTTCATGGTCCAGCCCAGCACGTTGAATATTGCCGCCAGAACGGCGCAAATCATGTGTGGCATAACCAAAACAGTAGCGATACCGGCCCCAACCGCCGCAGCCCCAGATGAACCAGATGCCGCGCCGCTCCAGTATACGATGCTATACAGCGCATACAAAACGCCAAGAATTGCAGAAATCAGTAGCAGTACACTTTTTTTCTTTTCCTCAGTCGCTTTCTGAGGATTCCATGGTGTTTGTGTGGCCCTGGGAGTTTTGCAGTATGGGCAAACCGGGTAGTCTCCCTGTAACTCTTTCCCGCATCTTGAGCAATTAAATTTTGCCATAAGGTTACCTCTTTCTTTTCTGTTTTACCGCCGTTCGACGGACTAGCTACTTGACATAATAAATAGCATAGGTTCTGCCGGATTTCTTTCGATTGATACGGCCTTGCTTTTCCATAGAATACAGGATGGATTGAATGTCTGACTTTACCGCTGGATGAAATTGCTTGTATATGTCGGTTTGCAGGATTCCGTTTGTTTTCTTTAGCAAAGAGACAAGTCGGGTTTCGAGGTCTTTTGATTCTTTCTCATGTATGGCTTCCTGCTTTTTTAATTCGCTATAATTATCCTTGATGTATTTTAGCCTAGTGTAATACCTCGCCACATAACTCGGTCCTTCCGGCTTTCCTTTCAATACCTGCTCCCAACTCGCATTGAAATATTCGACATAATCTGGGCCGAGTGCGTAGCATTTTGTTTTTAGGTCTTTGTAATTCTCAATAAGGGATTTCAGGAGCAAGATTTCATCATCTACTCTCTGGGGCCGCTTTAGAGCGACAGCGAACCCGACGATGATATTTTCTATCGGCTTTATCTCGTTTCGGATTTTTTCATAATATTGCATCGGCTTAGCGTTCTTGTCAAAAGCCGAATCATCCTTGATTTCTTTCCCGTTTTCATCATAAGTTATCACACGGATATTAGCTTTTTTCCTTTGTTTTTCGCTCAAAATAGATTTGAATCCATAACTTGACGCTTGAGAAGAATCCTCTTTTTTTAGAAAGTCAAATAATCCCACAGTATCACCTCCCTTCTAACAAAAATACCACACCGTTCACACTTTGTCTACAATGTACGGAAAAATTTTTCCGAAAAGCCTCTTGACTTATGTGGCACAATAGTATATCATAATTTTGGGCCACGAAAGTGAGGTGTGAAAATGTCTCCAAGAACAGGCCGTCCAACAGACAATCCCAAGGGCCAATCCATCCACATCCGTCTGGATTCCCAAAGTGCAAAAATTTTGGAGGAATATACTGAACAGGAAAAAGTGAGCCGAGCAGAGGCAGTAAGACGTGGGATTGAGAAGTTGGAGGACGATATTAAAAAATAGAGCGTTGGCGGTCCGTCAAAACCACACCAACGCCCTAATCCACCCAGCAGGTTCCCCAACTGGATACCTCAGTATACCACGCAGGGAACCTCCGCGCAAGAAGAAAAGGAGGTTTTCTAAAAAATGAACGATCTTCAAATTTTCAACAGTGAGCAGTTTGGTAAAATCCGGGCCGTGGAAGTCGATGGGCAGCCGTGGTTCTGCTTGGCAGATATATGCGCTCCTCTTGGATTGAGAGCTACTCGCTGCAAGGAAAGACTGAAGCTGGAGGGGGTCCGCACAATGGACACCCCCACCAACAGCGGTGTCCAAGGAATGCTTTGGGTCAACGAGGGCAACCTCTACCGCGCCATCTTCCAGAGCAAGAAGCCGGAAGCCGAAGCCTTTACCGACTGGGTAACGGAAGAAGTACTCCCGGCCCTGCGCCGCACCGGGGCATACGTTGCCCCATCCGCCCCGCCCCGCGTCACCTTCCCCGAGGGCGTATCCCTCAACGGACTTGCGAAGCTCATCTCCATCACCCGCCGGGTGATGTTGGATGCGGGCAGCTCCCCGCTGGACGTGTGCGGCATGGTTCGTGAGACCTTCGGGGCCGTTGGGCTTCCGGTTCCGGCTACGTTCCCCAAACAGCTCCCCGGCCAAATGAGCCTGTTCGCCCACGAAGGGGGTGCGGAGGCATGAGCGAGATCGAGAAAATGAAACGGTACATCGAGCGGACGAATCTGGACGATGGCGGACGCTACAAGATCGGGATGCACGAAGCGTTTGAGCTTGCGCGTCAAGCATACAAGCTCAATGATCTCCCCATCGAAATCATCAGCTTGGCCTTCAACTACGGCAAGGCCAAAGGCTACCGCGCGGCCAAGAAGGAGGTGCGGGCATGAACGAGAGAGCCAAAACCATCGGCCTGATCGCCGATATGCTGTGCAAGATTGCGGACGAGAAGCTGCTCAATCGCATCTATCGCTTCACCAAGTACATCTATCTTCACAGGGATAGAAAGGGGGCGGCGGTATGAACGAGCTGCAAATCGTCACCTTCGATGGCGTGGAGGTTGTGGACAGCCGGGATATCGCTGAGATGGTCGAACGTAGCCACAGCGAATTGCTTAAGAGCATACGGATTTATGCTCAATACTTAGCCGAAGGGGAAGTTCCCTTGGGCGACTTCTTTGTTGAAAGTACTTATCTTGATGTGAATGGACAAGAAAGGCCAAACTATTTAATCACAAAAAAGGGCTGTGACCTTATCGCGAACAAGATGATAGGCAAGAAAGGAATCCTGTTCACAGCCGCCTATGTAAATGCGTTTGAGCATATGAGAAAACAGGTCCAGCCCGTTGCCCTTACCCCCGCCCAGCTCATCGCCGCCCAGGCCCAGCTCCTGGTGGACATGGAGAAGCGCATGGACGAAGTTCAGGGCCAGACCCGCGCCCTGGAGGCAAAGGTAGACACGGCCATGAAAGCACTCAGCCGTCCTGCCGAGGACCATTGGCGCTCAGATATGGATAAGGCCATCAAGGACTTGAACACAGACATGGGGTGGAGCCTCCCAAAACTGCGGGGCAAGCTGTTCGCCGAGCTGGAGCACACCGTCAACTGCAATCTTGACGCCCGTCTGCGGTGTCTCAGGAACAGGAAGAAAAAGACGGGTATGCGCTACCGGGACGCCGCCCTGCTGGGCAAGCTGGACGCCATCGCGGCGGACAAGCAGCTCCGGGCCATCTTTGAGGGTATTGTGCGGAGCTATCAGGCCCAGGCGGTGCCCACCGGGGAGGCAGCGGAATGAAGGACAACATGAAGCTCTACGAGCTGACGATCAATGAGAACGGCATCCGTTTCCGGCACGCCAACCCGCACCCGATGACGGCGAACCAGAAGTGCGGGATCATCTTTGCGCTGATTGGCGCGGTTCTGACACTTGGGTTCTTCTGGCTGATGACGGGGCACTGACAGGAAAGAGAGAGCCCAGGGGCTATTCCCTGGGCTCTCTTTCTGCTAAAAACTCATTGATGGCGGCAGCGAAAACGGCATTTGGCGTAGTTCCTGCGGCCTTGCAAGCCTCTTTGAATTGCTCGGCCTTATCCTTTCGGATTTTGCATCCCAGCACAACCATATTCGCTGAATCCCATTTGTTCCGAGCTTTTTTTTGATTGTTGGATACCATATCATCACCCGAAATAATCTTATCACATTCCGATACGGTTTAACAGTAGCAGAATGCACAAAAGTTAGATCATATATTTGTGCAATATTCCATCTTGAAAATACGGTACAACCGTAGTATACTAATATCAGAAAGGAGGTGAGAGCAATGGCAAATAAAAAGCGCCGCAAGCGAAAGCCTACGGCGCGGCCCAACAGGATGGAGAGCTTAGCGGTCAACATCCTGGCGGGCACAATCTCCGGCCTGATAACAGCGGCAATCCTCAAATTGCTGGACTGGTAAGGGCCAAGGGGTGCGGGGGTTTGAGGCCCCGCACCCCCACTATAAAGGATTCAAAATCAAATGTCAAGGGGGTAAATATGAAATATTTATTGTTTGTGGTGATCTTCGTGCCGGTGTTCGTGCTGGCGCGGTGGGCTATTCGGAAGATTTTGAAATGAACAGGCCACAGGCCGGGAGGAGGCAAAGTGAAACGGGAACCCTTCCAGACGGAACCATCGTCCGCTTTTGCGTCGCATAAGGCAGCTCACATATGACAGTTTTTTGACGGAAAAGCGACAGAAAAGAGAGGGAATCTTGATAGGTTCCCTCTCTTTTTATGTGCGATAATGCAACCATAGGAGGGTGCGGAAATTAGGCGGCAAGGCTGCCATGCCAACAGGCGTTTCCGCGCCCTCCTTCTTTTTCGGGGGGTACTTGCTATGGAAAACAAAGACAACGGCGGCTGCAAATGCGGCGGTTCCGGGAATTGCCCAGACTGCCCAAATAAGGACAAATGAGCTACGCTTACTACAATCCGAACCCCGCCGGGAAAAGTGTGTCGGACTGCACTGTGCGGGCGCTGTCAAAGGCCCTGGGGCAGACCTGGGAGGAGACCTATGTCGGGCTTTCCTTGGAAGGATTCAAGCGGGGCGACCTGCTCAACGCGGACAGCGTTTGGGGTCCCTACCTCAAAGCCAAGGGCCTTACCCGGCACCTTATACCAGACAGCGGTTACGGGGCTTACACTGTAGCTGAGTTTGCTCGGGACAATCCCCGTGGGACGTTTGTCCTGTCCATGCCGGGCCATCATGTGGTGGCCGTAGTGGACGGCGAATACTGTGACAGTTGGGACAGCGGGGGAGAGTGCCCCTCATATTACTGGACAAAGGAGCGTTGACAATGGCTTTTTATCCGTACCCAAACTATCAGCCGGGAGCCTTTTACCCGCCAGCGGTCCCTGACCAGCTGGCCCAGCTGCGGCAGCAGCAAATGCAGCAGATACAACCGCAAATGATGCAGCAGCCGGTCCAGCCGATGCAGACCAACCCAATCCAGCAGCCTGCCCCGCAGAACGGCGGGATCAACTGGGTGGGGAGCAAAACAGAGGCGGACAACTGGCCCATCGCGCCGGGGTGCGCGGTGGCGTTATGGGACAGCAACAACCCTGTGATCTATCTGCGGCAGGCGGACAGCACCGGCAAGCCTTCCACAAAGGTCTATGATCTGGTGGAGCGAACGGACAATCCTGCCCCACAGCAGTCCACGCCGCAAATCGACATGAGCCGGTACGTCACCATTGACCAGTTGGAGGACATCCTGGCAGAGCGGTTGAAACGGCCATCTAAGACCACAAAAGTAAAGGAGGATGCAGATAATGGGTAATCCCTTCCGACAGGCTATGAGCGGCCCACAGGGGCAGGGCGGACAGCGCAACCTTGCTCCAGCCCTTCTCCAGCACATCCAGAATTTTCAGGGGGATCCGATGCAGCGGCTACAGGAAAAAATTAATTCCAGCGGTATCAATCAGGAGCAGGTCAACCAGCTTTACAGCGCGGCGGAGAAGATTGCCCAGCGCATGATGGGCATGCTGCCTCGAAGATGAAGAAAAGACACCGAGCGGCAACTCGGTGTCCTGTGAGATAACAGAAGTACGTGGCATTGTACTTTGTCATAGATACTTTTTTATATTATCACAAAACCTTTTTGCAGTCAAGTCTAAAAAATGCGGCCGCATTTTTAGAAATACATCAACAAAGGAGAATTGTATATGTCTCTTGGTTCTGAAAACGGCCTGTCCGTGGCGGATATCGCCGCTGTGACCGACCGAAACAACGGCAACTGCGGCAATGGCTGGGGCGGCGGCTTCGGCGAAATGCTGAT